ACAACAACTGCCTCACTGGTAGTAGTTGGATGATCTGTGCTTGATGCTACCGGGCTGTTGCCAGCCAGGCTCATCCAAGCCCACATCACAATCAGTACGAATGATCCCCGATTAAAAACACGCCCCCAGTTGATAGTCATAGGCTATCTCACTCTCTGTCCTTTCGGTAGATTGTTGGTGAACAATCCGTGAACCTTTAGTATACCATCAGCACTCCTCTCGTTCCAGAGTTTCTTCTTGACCCTGCTCGAAGAAGGCCTTGTCGTCACCCCTCAACAGCATCTCAGCCTGCTGATCGGTCAAGCCCATGGTGTAGCCCTCTTCATCACCCATGCCGGTGATGATCACGTCACCACGGATAGCGTACTGATAAATGCTGGGGCTGAGCCCTTTGAGCAACCAGGGATAGTGCTTGAGGTACAGATCCGAAGCAAACTCGTTGGGATCCAGGCCAATGATATGACCCTCATCGTTACACCACATGTCAACCCCGTAGTTGGGCAGACTAACACAGTCAAAGATGCCATCAACAGCAGTCTTGATCATGCCGTAGCTGGTCTCCTTGGTGAACTTAACCAGTTCACGGGAGTTGTTGGCGCGGATGATAACAGCTTTCATGTTATTCCTCATCTTTCATCAGATAGGTAAAGAAACCCATCCCTATTGTTACCATGGACAAGCATGCAGCATTAGCATACTTGCGGTGAGCCAGGTCCAAACACACTGCAACCAGGCTCAATACCAACCAGAACTGCAAGAACCGATAGAAGAAGTTCTGCATGTGTCTCCTTGTAGGGTTGATAACGCCAGCCCAGGCTAATCTAATAACCAGGACAGTAAAAATTTTTCGGCGTCAGTTCAATCAGATCCGCGGAATCTGTGCGCCAAGCAGACAATTCTCCACCAACAACACCTGTGCATTTCAGGGTCAGCTTTCTGATTCATAGATGCGAACAGCGTGCATGCAGTTGGTCAGTTGGAACAGATTGGCACTGTCAGCACAGTTGAGGCTGGCATTGCGCAGGATCCACTCGTGATCACGGCGACGAGCTTCAGGGATATCCATGGTCTGCATGAGCCTGTCAGCAAACTGCCAGATGGTTTCCAGTTCTGTCATGATTCTCTACCTGTGCATCAGGGTTGCAAGTCCAGGATGAGTTCCATGCAGGTCTGCAGGACCAACATATTTGGAACGAATGGGGCAAGGGGGAAAGCATACTCCAGGATCCAATCAGGATCCCTGCGCCGTTCCGGTGGGACATCCAACTGGTTCATCGCAAGATCAGCCAGCTGCCAGAGTTCATTTGCCCGGTAAAGGTTAGTGGTGATCATGTTCAGTCCTGCAGGGTGAAGGCGTACACGGTGCCGCGCACGTTGTCCCAGAGGTCATCCCAACCGGTGTTGTCAGTGAACACCACACTGTCCACCCGATTGCTGTGAGACCTGCAGGTCCAGATCTGAGGCTCGTCAATCACAGTGTACCCGCCATCGGGGAACACCTGTTCAACTGGCACTGCCTGCATGCTGTCGGCATCGATTGGCCAGCTGAAGAAACGTTCGGTGTTGTTGAACTCTCGCACGTTCCAGATGCTGGTGTTCAGGCCAGCGACCCACTCGTCACAGTCAGTGAACTCTGTGAGCAGTGGCACCTTGGCAGTGATGGCACGTTGAGCGGCCTCGAGTGTGGTGAACACACCCAGCTCGTGCTCCAGTTCCTGCTCGGGAGCTGGCAGTGACAGGCCTGATTGTATGGGCTGGTAGTCCCCGTAAATCCTGGCCAGATAGATCAATTGATCAGTCATTGGTTGTCTCCTAGTGTTGGTGTGATGCTTGAGGTCAGGCAGGTGTACTGCCAAACCCCTGCCGCATCAGTTGCCCAGCAGTTCTTCCAGGGTGTCTGGAACCCTGCTGGTGTGGGTGTGGTGAGCGTTTACCTGAGCAACGATCTCATCGAAGTTAGTATTGATCCACAGGATACCTGCGTAGTCCAGCTCATGTGTGATGCCATGAACCATGTCGTGCATGGTGAACATCACTTCTACAGCCAGGTCAGTCCCCGGGCATTCATCGGTGTGCCCGCCGGACTGCTTGCAGGGTGAGTCAGGCTCATCCTTGCACAGCTCCCGGGCTTTCTCCCGCAGATTCAACTTGTAGGTGAAAAAGATCTGCTGTTCGTTGAAACCAGCCTGGAGTGACAGCTTGTTCTGATAGGGATGATCTCTGCTCAGGTGCCACAACAGTTCATCAATCGTTGTTGGGCTGGGCATCTGCTGGGTCATCACAGCACCTCTCTTTCTTTCCGTCTGAGTTCCATCAGCTCTTCCCATCTTTTATAGCTGTACTCTTGAACCTGATACTCGATCTCACATAGCTGTGTGATTATAGCCCCGAGTTGTTCCGGTATAACATCATGGTTGGTATTGTTGAAACCAAACTTATCGATAGCAACACGTGCAATGTATGTTTGAATCATTTCGATGTTGTCACCGATAGCATCAAGAGCTGCTGCCAGTGGATCACCTGGAGTACACTCATTGTAGTAGTGATTACCGGATGGGCGCCACTTGCCGCGTGGTTCACCGAGCTTGGTTCCATAGCTGCTCTTGTCATTCCAGCCACTGTTCAGGGTGTACTCACCGCAGGCACAGCTGGTCATGATATCCTGCTTAGCACGTACAAGCTTGCGGGAGAATGAGATGAGTTCATCCCAGGCTGGTACAACAGGCAGCAGCTCAAGGTCAACCAGCTCAGTACCCTTAAGAGCAGTGAACAAACCATCTTGCACACAGCGACCACGTTCATCAGCCTCACAGTGCTCAGTACCATGTGAGTGCCAGTGCTCTTTGAGGGCACTAACATGCCGATCAATGTCATCCACAGGATGATCTAGCACAGCTGAGAACTGCTGGAGCACCTGTTGCCAGATGTAGTTGTACTTGGCATTCAGATGCTGTACGTAGGGACGCTGATCGATTCTCATCACAGCACCTCCATTGGCACTCGATGTGTCTCGAACAGGTGAGCAAGGCTGCGGGTTATGCGCTGGTGATTGCACACACGATCAATGCTGGTACCATCACGCAACAGATAGGGCTGGGTAACCCACTTGCCCTGATCAACACTCTGATCGATCAATGACCACTGCTCGGTCAACAGATCGTACAGTGGTTCAATGGTCTGCCAGTTGTCGGGAGTCCAGGCACTGGGCAGACAGGGATCAAGATCAACCCACTGCTTGCGAGTCCAGTCGTTAGAACCACGAGCACTGGTGACCTGCTCCAGCTGGAAGAAACGTGGGCGGGAACCCCACAAGATCCCCCAGTGGATATGAATACGACCCGCACCGTAGAGCACGGGCTGCTCGGCTTGGAAACGCTGCCAACCATCAGCAGTGTAACCCTGCCAGCAATCAACCATGAGATCCCACACAGGGATAGTCATGGGTACTACCGGTTGCTTACTCATCTGACACCTCCAGGTATCAACTGGACCAAGTGAACGGTTCACACAGGCCCACACTCAGGCAGCATATGACTGCAGGAGTGCACTGCATCCCCCAACAAGATCATCAGGGGACATATATGAGGCTAACTTAAACCTGCTAGCCCTGACCTTGGACTTGTTTATGTAATAAACAAGGACCCGATTAGCTTAGGTCATGTCAATCACCTCCTCTGATGTTTCACGTGAAACATTTGTGCGTACACATGCACACAACCAGCTGGTACAGGGTTCTACATGCCACTCAACAGGGTGGTCACACAGATCACACCAGTTGGCAGATGTTTCACGTGAAACATTCATGACTGCACCGGGGTGATGAATGCACCGATCAAGTGACTGGTCAGTTCAACCACGTCCATGTGATGCTCGCGGATACTTCTCCACTGCTTGCAGATTTCGCAGGTACGGGTATCAGCTTCACACCGTTCCAGTTGTGGTTCGATGATATTCACCACCTGAGCTAGCAGTCTGTCACTGATCTCCAGCAGTGTTGCGATGTCTTCTGTCATGGGTTTTTCCTTTCACTCGGGTTGGATGGATTCGTACACCGGTTCCCAGCGCATGAGCACAGTTCCTGTGCACAGCATGAGATTCTCACTGAGCTTGAACTCCAGGTGCATGTAGCCCTGCTCGTTCAGCACAGTACGCATCTCCAGGTACTTGTACACGGTTGGCATGCCCTGTGTGCTGTGGGTAACGGTACTGGCATCAGCATCCACCAGGTACCAGTCACTGTGATCCACGCTCAGGTAGTACCTGTTCCAGGCTTTCACTTGCATGATATTCCTCTCTATGTTTCACGTGAAACATGTTGTCCACAAGTTATCCACAGGTATGAATAACTTATTGATGGGTGGCATACTGTTGACCCAGGTATGCCAGCTGGACCCTGTTATTCTAGATACAGGGAAACTAAGCTAACTTAGTTAGCTGATGGTGCCGCTGCAGCGATGGCAGCCTGCTGGTCCAGCAGCACACGCATGGCCTGCCAGAACACCAGCTGACCCTTGTAGCTGCCACGGATGCTGTTCGCAGCCAGGCTGGGCTCGGTCTGAACCACCTGACGGAACTGCGCGTAGGCATCGCTAGCGACAACACGCTTGATCATGGTGTTGATCAGGTCGGTATTGCCGAGTGCGCTGACCACCAGCTGACCACCACGGTACAGGGTGTACCCGGTGCTGCCGTCGCTCATCACCTGTGGGTACAGGTTGATGTCGCCGGACTGACCACCGATGCGGTCCTGCTCACGCCAGGTCGGCTCCGCGAACGGAGTGGTCGGGTCAAGCGTGCCCAGGTGGACCTGGTAGCTGAGCTTGCCGTCGAGGTCAGGACGCAAGTCGCTGACGATCTTGACCAGCTGACGCTGCTTGAGGTAGGGCTTGCGGTACTCGAACGTCGAGTCGACCGTGTTGCCTGACTTGAGCAGCTGCATGAGCCGGATGACCTTGGCAGCGTAGGTGACCTGCTCGCGGGTATACATCTCGTACACCTGACCAGACTCGATACCCTGAGTCTGAGCAGTGACCACGCTGTCCTGGATCACCTTGACGTAGTTGATCCCGACGCTGGCGAGCAGCTGGGCAGTGTCCAGCAGCACGCTGTTGTCTTGGACAGCACGTGCGTTGCTACCGAAGTAGCTGGTGAGCCAGGCCAGGGCCGCTGCTGCTTCTGCAGCGACGGCTTCTGCCGAGGTCTCGTCGGTGTCCGCTGCCGAGTTGGTCTCGGCGTTGGTTGCCTCGAGGTTGGTGTCGAGGTTCTCGGTGGCTGCCGAGTCAGTGTTGTCAACCGTGACAACTTCCTGGGTGCCCGAAGGCTGACCGTTCGTCAATGTATGACTCCTGATCGTGCATCAGAATGCTGATGCGCCAATGCCACACTTGTGGCGGTACTGCACTGCATGCTTCCCAGCATTCAGCATCTCTCCCAACCTGTGCACAGGCAGGAAGACTGGTGTGCTATACGCACATGACTGACCACGAACCTGAGCTCGTGATCAGATAGTGCGTACTGCAGGGGTGGAGCACCCCGGTGCTGCATCTGCAGCTACTCCACTACTTACGTGACGGTGGGGCATCAGATGAGCCCAGCAGCCTGAAGAGCTGCAGCCATGCTGTTGTTGCTGACCTGCACCTCCAAGGAACGCTGCTTGAACTCTGCGAGGTCTTGCAGGGTTGCTTCCAGCTTCTGCTCACGAGCAGCGTTGCTCTGGCGACGGCTCTTGACTTCGACCGGCTGATCGATCTTGCTCAAGAGCTGACGGCCCCAGGCATCACTGGTCTCGCTGACAGCGTGAATGATGGGTGGGTTTGACATATGTTTTTCACCTCCTTTACAGGTGAGTTGGGACGGGACACTGGGCATGAGCTACTTGTTCTTGACTGGCTCAGCCAAGAAGTAGTGCTCAGCGCACACACGCTCGTGCATGGTGCCGGCGAACGATGGACGACAGAACTCGCCATCATTCTGACAAGCACGCTCGAGACGCTTGTCGTAGTAGGTGCACTTGTGCATGACTACCACCTCCTTTCTACTAGTAGGGACAGGACGAATGAGTTAGCCGCGGAAGCCCCGGATCAACCGAGGGTGCTTGCGGTTGCGACGCAGCTGACTCTTGAACCGGCGCAGCTCTCGACGTGCCTCTCGGTACTTGTCGCGTGCCAGATCTGTGGCCTCGCTCTGGTTCTGCACCCGGAACCCAACGCAGCTCAGGCAGAACTGCAGATCGGTCAACCTGCGCTGAGTGTAGAACTCAGCCGTGCAGTTGACGCACGTGCTTGGCTTGATCGCCATGACTATCATCTCCTTGTGGGATTGACTACCATCCTGATGGATGGTGTAGGAGCCACAGGCCTGGGGGAGGAGTTAGCCTGTGACCCCTACACCACCCACCCTGCTGGGTGAGTGGGCACTACCCGTTATTCGGGCAGTACAGGTTGGGGCAGCTCAGCAAGCAACTGCTTGCCGAACTCGTGTGCCTCTGGACCGCTGAAGTCCTCGTGGACTGCAACGCCCAGCAGGTCGCGAAGATGTTCCAGCTCCTCATTGCTTTGGAGCAGGATCATCGTCCACTTTCCACCAGAAATTTTCATGTTTCACCTCCTTTCAAGGGTGAGTTGGAGTGCTCAATGTTTTTCCTGACCAACCACATCGTCAGGCACTGAGTATTGCAAGCGGCACGTGCTGCACTTGGCACACACAGCGCACCGCCAGCCCAGCGTCTCAGGCTGTGCCAGAGAACGCCAGCGTGGATGGTTCCAACACACACAGTTGTGCATGCCAGCAGTACAGACTTCAGCAGCCTGCCGTGCTGCTCACCCGGTGGGTAAGTCCACCGAGTTACGGGAACTCATGCAGACCCTCCAGCAAGTTCAAAACCTTAGGAGGGCCAGGCTTCACAGCCTCAAGTAAGGCTTAAAAACGCGACAGGGGCCGGGGGGTTTTCTGAACTACTGGGTAGTTAATGGGGGGGGTAATGTTAAACCCGTCGCACATTAAACGGGATAACGACAACTGCACTTAACTGTATATGGGACCCAATTCAGGGGAAAAGATCACTTGAAAAAAAACGGGCGGGGCCCCTGGGCCACTTTCTGAACCACTGGGGTTTTAAAGGCTCTAGTAGAGCGCACTAGAAGTTGTAAGTACAAGAGATCTGGAGAATCATGCAATACAATAATTTTTTTACACGGGTTGCAAGCGGTCCACAAAAATTATATGACTATCATCAAGACCAAGTGGACATACATGGGCGAATGTATGACGATAACAAACAGTTTTTGAGCCTTGATACTGGGAATCCAGTGCGGGCACTGGCAATTGCAGCAAGGCGTTTGCATAACGAAGCCTCTAATGCTCATCAGGACGCAATGATTGCTCATGAACGGAATGCTCCAAGTGCCAGTCTAATGAGTGCCCGTGCCATCGGTATGAGCAGTTCTGCCCTATTGATTCAGGATGAACTGCATACGCAACGAAACATGAATAGTGGACCATATGATAACACATACGGAACTATTGGCCCTGGTAAGGACAGAACCCGGATATTAGACACATATGATGATAACACATACGGAACTATTGGCCCTGGTCCTGCAGCCGGTGGACCTATTATACTATGAGCTGGATACCTGACATGTGGCGGAAGACCGCCAGCCCCGAAATAAACTTTAATATCGGCGGTGAGCCGGAAGAGCCTGATGGCATGAGCTATGAGGGCTTTGACACGGCTTGGGGTGAAGGCGGCAGACATCATGACTCCGTACACCCAGACTGGTATCCCTATCTGCCGGAACGCCCTGAATACGATCCAGTGAAAGCAGAAACGGAACTTCAAATACGACGTATCCAAGAAATGGGCATGCATTACAAACGCACACTCAATGACATAAAAGCTCTACCAGCGGCTACCACAGAAGAACTGCATGCCGCCTATCCCCATGCTCGCACCGACAAGCTGGGCAGCAGCTGGAGCTCACGCTATGCCAGTGAAACACCCGATCCCAGCATCACAGGCCTGCCGGGCACAGACGGTGCTCCAGCAACGGCTGGTACAGACATCCCGGATGGAGTAAGCCCGGTTCGACCCAGTACCAGCATGCCCAAACCGGTTGCTCCTACCGGCAAGACCCGTGTTCCTCACAACACCGGCATCACCAACAACAAACCACGGGCCACCCGGGCAACCGCTAGCAACTAACTGACCCCCAACAGCCGGTTATGGGGAGATTTTCCAGGTAGGCGCAAGGTTCTGGCGAGACCGCACTGGTTTTGATAAAAATTTCGGAACCCTGATGGGGACTGTGGGCTGTAAACTGCTGGGTTTCTTGCACTAGAGGATAGAGATTTCGTCCCTACGGGAAAGAAAGGCACGTCCAGCGTGGGCCACCTGTCATGAAGCTATTCAACAGCAAGAAAAAAAGATTCAATAGTGCACTGGCCGTGCGAAAGGCCAGCGATTCTGGCTTGATTCTGCCAAAAAACTATGACCTGGGCATCCTGTACGACGCTACAGGAGCCATGGGTCTGGCTGGAAACCCCTATTCTCACGGTGAAGCCATCCATACCATGCCTCAACAGGCTGCTGAAATGTATCTGAAGGACATAAAAGAGTCAGGTCAACCCATCAGCGACGATGCCAGAGATCTTTTTGGCATTGAAACGGACAGTAAAACCGGTTTACACTCCATAGAAACCACCAATGGACTGCTGGCACACACCGGAACTCCACTAAATGACTGGGCTACCATACCCATCAAGAACGCTAATGGAGGTGGAGCAAGTACAGGGCTGGTGCATCACCACCTGTTCAACTCCAGCGACCCCAATGAGACCATCGGAGACCACCCGCTGGGCTTCAGTTTTGGTGCTGGGCACTATGTTCTGCCGGGTGAGTCGGATCCTGTGAATATTATTAACGGTCGTATGTTCAATTTCTCTGATATTATGCGTCATGCTCAGAGAATTGCTGCCAAGCAGCTTTCTCGAGATGCGTTCAGTACGGATCTGAAGCCAGAAGATGCTGGTAAACAGTACATGCGCAGCATGATTCGGTTTGGAGCCATGTTTGAGCCGGATGAGATCCTGAACGAAGAAGGAAAACTTACCGGTTGGAAGCCTCATAACGCTAGCAGCAGCAACCACATGCTGGTCAGACCAGTTCCGGTTCACTTTGCTGCCAAACAGGCTCTGCAAAACATACTCACTAACCCTCATAGCAGAAAGCGATTGGATCTTTCACGCAGTACTGGCGCCAACAGAGAGTACGACCAGTATCTGATGGATCGTCTGGATACTGCAGAGTTCGGTCTGGACCTTTCTCCTATCAACTGTGTGAATCATCACTTCCATCCTAACTTTTTACTGCGTGATCAACAGGATATTATACGTGGTCTGCGTAGCGAAGACAAAATACTCAGTGGAATTATCAATAAGATTTACAGACCATCAAGCAATCGTGATGGATCAATCAGCTTCCAGGGTCTAAAGCCTCGTGCAAGTTTAGCGCTGGGTAATACTGCCTGGTCTACCGGTGCCAATCAGGCAGTGATCTTGGGTCTGAGAAAGCATGCTGCACTGATTAACAGCTATAATGCTGCAAAAACTGAACCAGTCATGCCACTTGACCGCAGTCTTACCCTGGGAGCACAGGAAAGAGCACGACAGGTACTGGAACGTCGACCAGATGGTGAACCAGATGTCGATACAGGTACTCTGCCAAATGCTGGATCAGGTAGTATTAGTGATCTTTCTGATCTGTACGGTATCTGATTTTCATATTCCGTTAACAAAATGAGCTTGACAGCGAAAAAAATCGCTTATATTATTAAACATTAAGGATAATCATGCAAAACAAGTGTGATTGCAGTTGTAAAACCGATAAAAGCTGCAAAAAATCAGAAAAAATCGATGTTATCCCTGGGTTTAAGCAGGATTCTGCCCAAAAACCGGCTGAAACCACTCCTGGTCACGATCAAAAAGAGACTCACAGCTATATTGCTCACTTTCCAGAGCATGAACCACGAGAAGGAGACCCAAACTATGTCGACTTTAATGCTTATCGCAGAAAAACTCATGCGACCGCTCAGTGTGCCGTTGGCCTTCATCATAATGACTTTTCTGAGTGCTCTCTTGACCGGCCACTCGAGCTTCATCACGCTCATATAGAGTTTGCACTCCAGAATGGAGTGGATCTCAAGTGGTTGGAAACCGATTATCCCGGTGTGAGTGACCCCGACAGTGTGGGCAAGTGGGTGGAGAGTGCCCAGAACCTGGTCTGGCTGTGTTTCTTCCATCACCGTGGGCATGGTGGTGTACACGTTGCCAGTGCCAGCGATTATGAAGCAGAAAAATACGTTAGAAAGTTCATCTCATGAACTGGAGTGAACGTTACGCTGCTACAGCAGAAGACTTGCAAGAAAAGATTCGTGGATTTATGTCACACAATCCCAACACTGAACGAGCTGTTAAAAATAATCCTGTTGCCAGAAGATGCAAAAGTTGTGACACTCTTGTAGCAGCTAATGAGCTTACCGGCGATGGCTGTCTGAACTGTTAGGTTGAACGCGATGAACTGGAATCACAGATACGCCAGCGAAGATGATGATCGTACCACTCGTGGTCATAATTATCATATACAACAGCATGGCCAATCAATTGGTAGAAATGTAGTAGCTCTTCAGAATCTAGAGCCAGGACATCCGCTGCATGACCTAGCATCGCTGGCAGAGCAAGCACATGGACAAGCTATCAATGCTCATGGATCAGCAGTAACTGCTCATGATACAGATAACCCTAGAGCTTTAATATACAGTGCCAGAGCTATAGCACTATCAGAGGCAGCTGACAGATTACAGGACAGCATAGAAATGATGCATCCTGAACACTATATAAAAGTTAGGTAACAATTATGAACTGGAACTCCCGATACGCTGGTGAGCGCAGGCGTTGCCCACACTGTGGCAATCTAGAACTGCAGTGCAAGTGCGCTGACCCTACCACCAGAGAGAACGCTGAGGCAGAAGCTGATATCAAGTCAGCTATCCTCCCCAGCTCAACTCATGAATTCATTAATGGCATCAACAGCTTGATAATATGAACTGGAACTACAGATACGCATCAGATGCTCGTGCCAAGCGAATCATGGATCAACTTCGCAAGGAATATCCCGGTGCTGAGATAATTGATGACGCTGGCAGCTACTTTGCTCTGACTGAACCAACAAAAGATCACCCAGAGTACGATGGTGCTGTTCAGGTGGTTGTTGGGCCAACTCCGCCACATCATCATGAGCACACCAGCCATGAATACCGTGCCCGACAGACTCCGTTCAACCTGCACATGGATGATCAGGTAATCAGAGTTGAACCCGGCCAGACTCATCATGTACCTCCAGGAACGGTTCACTATCTGAGCGTTGATCCTGATACTGAGTGCTGGCTGGATGTGATTGACCGCCCTGGTCTGGATGATGACAACCCGGATGCACAAAATGTATAAGAAATGGAAAATACGTTATGCCAGCAATGGCAGCGCAAAAGAACAGGTCATTGCTCAGCTAGAGGATGACTACCCAGAAGACAAGATGCAGTGGATTCATGATGCTGATTGGTCCGGTCCACAGACTGTTGATATAAAAGATATTGACAGCAGTAAACGTAAAACCTGGGCAGCCTACCATGAGCCTAAAAAAGTAAACAAATGGATGAAACGCATAGAAGATGGGAACAAAAAACCAGTAACCCTGGTTAAAACTCCTAAAAATGATAAGTATATTATTATTGATGGGCATCATCGCTTCCTGGCCTATGAAAAACTCAAGCAGGACCCAGTGTGCTGGATAGGCAGTGTAGATAAAGAAAGTGGCCCATGGGATACTTTCCACAATGAACAGAATGCTCGAGAGGCGGCAGACAAATGACAGATCGTATTGTAGGTAAACTAGGTAAACTAGAACCAGCTCGCCCAGATGGCCTGCACATGCTGGCTTTCTATCAAACTAACCCTCTGCCTGCTGCCCCAGACAGCGTTGCTGTACCAACTGTAAGTGACTGGCGCATGCTGGCCAATGATAAGTACGGCGACTGCACTTTTGCTGGCATTGTTCATGCCAGGATGGCTAATGCTGCTGTTCTGGGCATCACAGAGAACGTTCCTACAGACGATGAGATTGTTAGCGCCTATCTTGGCTACACCAATGGTCAAGACTCTGGTGCAGTAGAGGCTGACCTGCTCAAGCACTGGCAACAGAATGAATTGTTCGGTAGCAAATTGGCTGCTTTTGCTCCAACGGACCACGCTGACCTGGATGAGCTGAAAAGTGTGATTGCCAGTTATGGTTTTGCATATATTGGTGTTCAACTGCCAGTAACCTTCCAGCAACAGTTCATTAACAATCAACCCTGGGCTCTTACTGGCACTCCTGCTGATCAACAGATCGAAGGAGGCCACTGTGTGATCCTTACAGGCTACGATGCCAACTATGCCTACTGTATTTCTTGGGGTAGGGTGCAACCAATAGCCTGGGACTGGCTAAAAAGCTATATGGAAGAGAGCTGGGCTCTTATAACTCCAGAACTTGTAATCACTGGCAATTATGGTCAGCTGAGACTGGCTGATCTATACACAGATCTGGAGAAGCTCTAATGCCAATACCACAAAGAACAGAAGAGCTATTAAAAGAAGCAGGTTTCTGGGGAGATGCCTGGAGTGCCATCAGTGGTGTTGGGAAAGGAATAGTCCAGGGCGTTGAAGGCGCTGGCAAGGTTGTAGGTGACCTTGCTACCGGAAATATTGGCGCTGCTGAACGAGCAACCACAACAACATTTAACTCAGTAGATAAAGATCTGGGACAAGCAGCTCAAGCTGCTGGTAAAGCTGGTAATGAAGGCCTGCATGATCTTGGTCAGGCTGCTAAAGCAACGGGTAACTTTGTCAAGAATAACGCTGGTGAAATTGCTCTTGGTGCTGCACTGCTAGCAGTACAAGCAGTACCTGGTGTTAATGTCGCAGTGGATGCTGATCTAGCAGGAGGCGTAGCAGCAGATGTTGCTGGGACTGCTGTTGCAGATACAGCAGCAACTGCTGTAACAGATACTGCTGCTGGTGCTGTTGAAGACACTGCTGGTAAAGCAATCGCAGATACTGCTGAGAAAGGTATCGCAGATACTGCTGAGAAAGGTATCGCAGATACTGCTGGTTCTGCTAGTGAGGATGCTGCAGATGAAGCTGGTAGCAGTGGAAGTAAATTTCAAGGGTTAAAAGATAAACTGGTAGGACTAGCAAAAGATCCAGTTGGCACTGCCAAATCAGTTGCTCCATATGCAGCAGGGGGAGCAGCTGTTCAACAAATTAATGCTCTTAACGATAAAGCAGATGCAGCAAATCAGCAACTAGACGCTTTAAAAACTGAGCTCGCTCCGCAACCACAGACTTTATTACAACCAACACCAACAGCTCCTAGAGAAACAAGCCCAGTTATTTCTGAAGGCACTCCAGGAATGCCAGCTGCACCAGCACCAGTAGAACAATCAATTATATCAGATTCAAGCACTCCGCAGCCATTCCAGCCAACTGCTAGTAAAATACTAAATCTTGTAGAAGAGTTTGGACTATATCCACAAGATATTAAACGCAGTTTAACCACATGGGAATAACTAAAAACCATTACGAGTCGCATGAGATACTGATGAGATACGCTACTGAAACAGGAACTGGCAACCATGGTCATGATGATGACCTGGAGAGCATAGAAGAAGAAAAACTTCCAGGAACATCCAGTGTTAGTGGTAAAACACTGCTAGCGAATATATCCACTCAGGATAGCAATCCCACTGAAGTTACTGCTCCAACAGGCGTATCACATACAGAACTTGAAAAAGAACCTCCACTGGTAAAGAACGAAGGTCTATCCAGTGTTAGCCCTGGTTCACTATCCACACTGATAACTGGAAGGAAAACAATGAGTCTATCTGCAAGAATTGCATATGTTATGGAGAATGGCCAGCCATACTGTAGCAATTGTGAGAGCTACTACCTGCCAGCCAGCATCGGTACAACAGCCTGTGTAAAATGTGGTCACATCGATAAAGATCTTTCTCATGTAGAAGGTGAAAATATATCTGATGAAGATGCTGGTCGTGACATTATTAAAACAACAGTCACAGCATCTGTAAATTTGGATACAACCGATGATTATCTGAATCTTTTCAGTACCAAAGTAGCTACAGACAGTGATAACTACTACCGCGGCTACAATGATGCCATGAATGGTCTAGAACTGGATGAGGACCTGGCTCTGCTTAGTGATGACTACTACAATGGCTATGACCAGTACAAGCATTTTAACAAGCCAGCAAAAGACAGCGTCACACAAATGCTTTATGACCTAAAACCAAAAAGCAACCTTATTCCTCGAAACTGGGATAATGGTATGACTCCAGGCCAGACTGATGCTGGCCCACTACAGTTAACTGACGGTATTGGACGTGCTGCAGTAGCAAATCGCTTGCCTTTCCCAGTAGATGTTTTTGAAAAGTTCTTTGAGGTAGAATAATGAATAACTGCCCTGTTTGTGATGATGGCAAGTTAATCACAAAGATCAGTAGCGCTGGCGAAGAAACGTTCTGCAATGATTGCCGACGTATTATTGCTAGTGCTACTCTAGGTTTTGTTTTCACAGCAGCAAGCGATGAAAAAGGCGTAGAAGACTGTAAGGGTCCAGAAAATGATCCTCGACCAGGTTTCAAAGGGCCTGGCAAGCGTGCCAAGTGTCATCTTTATGATCCAGGTGATGAAAGGCAAAAAGAGCGTGCTTATCAAAGAGCCAAGAACTCTGCTTACAGCTCACAAACCCGAGTTGTCATCTCCAGAGTGATTAATGGTACTGGTGGGTTCACTCTCACTGACCCAGGTCGTAATCTTATTGGTGATCCTAGAGAGACCAGTCCAACAACACTGCAAAGCTCAGGTGGTGGTGCTACCACAGCTGCTGAGCATGGTGCGATGGACATAAGCAATGCTACTGCACCCAATGGTGTGCAACCTAACAGCAACCTAAACTCTGCTAACCCATTAAACAGCGGCACAACTGCTAGTAAAAAAGTTTTGGCTCTTTTATCTGAATTTGATAGAAATAATATGGATATACGTGATTACATGGGCCCTGCTGTATGCACCAGCTGTAATGAACAGCATGGTGATGACGAATGTAAAAGACCAAACAAACCGTATTAGTAACTAGTAACAGAAAGAATGTACTATGACATACGACAGTTTTGAAACACAGGTAAAGACAGCTGCAGCGAACACTTCGTGGTTCAATGGCACATCCGAGAGCATCTTTAATCGCCTGGATCTGCTAGAGGACCTGTTAAACAGAGCACGCACTGCTGCCAGCAACCCAAACGTTAACGATGGTGATCTACAGCGTTTTGCCAGCACAATTACCGAGCTGGCTACCGAAAAAGAACAGCTGGAAAAGATCGCCAGTGAATATGTTGACTTTGATGTTGAAGACTATCTGAATAGCCTGCCAGGTGGCACTGTTGCTAAAGAATATCGTTTGAGTAGTGCCGGCACCTATGACATCGGTGAAGACGATGGTAGCCTGTTATTCAAGACAGCATCTGCTGTACAGTCAGAGTACGATGATGCTAACTGGATCAACTTTGTAACAGCTGGCGCTGAACTGTGGACAGAAGACCAGTCACATCACCTGCTGGACAGCCAGCTGAACACCAGAGAAGCAGCTGTTTTCTATGTAGAAAAGAAAACACTGCCCATCCTGGATGTTACCAAGCGTGCTGCTATCATTGACAACTTTGTTGACAACGTAGAGATCTGCAGACGTACAAAAGTAGCCAGCAACAGCTTCCGATCAGTCAAGGTTGCTAATGCTAACCGTCTTAAGGCTAATTTTGTACAAGATGCCCTTGAAGACTCGTTTGGGGACAGTGTAAACTGGTTCTGATATGTCTGAACTTGAAAAACTAGATATCTCAAGCCTCAAGCAGTTTAGGTTTGTTGGATCTGTAGAGCAAGAGCCGGTAGAAGCAGATAATGAAGCTGATCTGACCAACGCTCTGCAAAAACTACTGGCGGATGTGGCTACATTCTATCACATCGTGCATGAGGCTCACTGGAACGTTACTGGTAGTGATTTTTATCAGTACCACAAGTTCTTTGACGAGATAGTGAGTGATGTGTATGATAGCATTGATCCTATTGCGGAAAACATCCGTAAGCTTGGAGCAAAGCCAGCATATAGAATGTCAGAGCTGTTCAAACAAGCAACACTACCAGATAATGATATAAAAACTGATAATGCAGTGTCACTATCTAGTACATTGGGTGATTTAAACAAAAAAATCATCACAACGCTTAAATCTACGTTTGATAAAGCAAATAGCGACAACGAACAGGGTGTAGCTAACTTTATTGCTGAGCGTATTGATTCGCATCAAAAATGGCAGTGGTTCTTAGAGGCATCAACGGGATGAAGGCTATGGATTCAACTGCAGCAGGTATTTCTCAGGTTGTTGCACTGGTTACAGCAATAAGAAGTAATCAGGAAGATATAGCCTACGAGATGGTGCTGGAATCAGATCCCATTGATCTGTTTAGTGCTCTTACAGGAGTGCTTCTAGGCGTACTCAGCCGTTTGTGCGATAATAGTGGTCTAACAATAGATCACTATCTTCAAGAGCTTGGCAGACTAGCATTTAAAAATGAATACTGAAGAATTATCAGCACAGCTTCCAGAAGGTATTGGCTTTAATACCGCAAAAGATGAAACCATCGCTCTGGAGCTAGAAGAAGAAATAATCAACAGTACCAGTTGTAATAAATGCAGCCTGGTTTTTGAAAGTGTGCTGGTAAAGTTTGCCAGTGGTAAAAATGAAGGTGTTGTCAGGATTGTTGGCAACAGCTCATCGGCCTGGAAGACATCTATGCCTAAAGACAGAGTGCGATCTGTTAAGCTGCTCAACGAAGCGCTATTGAAAAAGATTGACACGCACAGAAAGATGATGCACAATGATTAAGTACAGTACAAACCCTGCACCGGATGCAAGAGCAATCACCAACAGCCCAACAGCACCTATCAAGACCAAAGGTGGGCACGTAGAAGCAGCAGACGCCCTGGATCTTGACGCAGAAGATGCGAACGAATAGATAAAGGATAATAGTGGCCGAGGAACAGCCAGTAGTACACATCGTAATTCCTGATACACAGGCTAAAGACGGTGTACCAACAGATCACCTGACCTGGATTGGTCGGTATATCGTTGATGAGTACCACAACAAGAATATCAAGATCATTCACCTGGGTGATCACGCTGACATGCCAAGCCTGTCTATGTACGACAAGGGCAAGAAAAGCATGGAGGGCCGTAGAGTAAAGGCTGACATTGAGGCAGCTAATCTGGCCTGGGAGATCTTGAACCAGCCACTTTACGACTATAACGATAACCGCCGCAGAACCAAGCACTCCATCTGGAACCCTGATCGATACATCCTGCTGGGTAACCATGAGGACCGTATCAACCGTGCCACAGAGAGTGACGCACAGATTGATGGCCTGTTCAGTACAGATGACCTGGACTATGCTCACACCGGCTGGAAGGTTTCTCCATTCAAGGAGATCCTCTGGCTGGATGGTGTAGCTTATAGTCACTTCTTCTATAACCCCATGACAGGCATGCCATATGGTGGGAATATCGAGACACGACTCAAGACTGTAGGCCATACCTTCACCATGGGTCACCAGCAAACCCTGATGTACGGCTTGAGGTTCGTTGCTGGTAAAAGCCAGCACGGCCTGGTGGCTGGTGCCTGTTACCTGCATGATGAGGACTACAAGGGGCCACAGGGAAATGCTCACTGGCGTGGCATCATTGTCAAGCATCAGGTAATCGATGGTAGCTATGACCCCATGTTTGTTAGCTTGGATTATCTGTGCAGGCGCTATGAAGGAACCAGCCTGGAACGGTTTAAAAAGCTCAAGTATCCACATATGTAGTATATGAATACTGCGAAAAACTCTGGGCGAAAAAACTTCAAGTGTATTTTTAATGATTATATCACTGATGAGAATCGTGATGCAGTCGTTCAGTCAGTTATATCACAGTTCCAGGGTTATAACGCTAACCCAGAGGTTACTCTGATTGACAGAGGCTTTGTGCTGTCTCTAGATCTTAGTGCTGACCTTTCGGAGCTGTCTGTACGTGATAAAATCCTGTGGAACAGATTCATTGAGCGCGTGACCACTCAGGATAGTATCCGCAAGATACAGATATTGAAGCTACCACAGATGGCCTCACAACAGGGCTCTGTTGGTGCCTTTGGTCCACATGCTACACCGTCTGGTAACACTGGTGTTGATGAAGTGGATGGCAATCCTCATCAGGAATATCGTATTGATAATGCTGATCGCCCTGATGGCCCACCATTCACAGCTAGTGTAAAGCTTGCTGATCCTAGTGAGCTGATTCCTGCAATCTATGGTCCTGGCGCAGAGCACGGCACACCAACGGATCCTGACCTGCGTAGTGATATCACTAATCCGACTGCAGAGCACAATACAAAGCTGGATTCTGGTAAGAGCTCCAGCCGACTGTATGGATTCAGAGTTATATCATTTCAAAGCGACACTGGTGGCAGCTTTACTCTGAACAAACCCAATGATTATGGCGCTGATATAAATAACACGCATGCACTGCAGGGAACCAATGAAGATCTTGCAATGCTGCCACGTGGCAACTTCTATAATACAGATATTAATAACGAACGAGGCACCAGAACAGGTGTAGAAACAGTATCCAGGGGTGATGAAGCTAGTTCTGCTCCACTAGCACTTGCTTCTAAAGACACTGAACAAAAGCCAGTATTCCCTGGTCCAAATGCAGCAACTTATGCAGTATTGGGTATAGATGAAGAAGATGACCCAACACATGCCATGGGTGGTATAGCAACTGGAAGTATTCACTTTGGTCTTAACGAAACATATGATTATCTAGGTGATGTAGATGGCGAAGATTTTTAAAAGATACGAATGTGGCCAGGCCCCTAGCAAGTTTGCACCGGGTGACTTTATTCTGGTATCAACTAATGGCATTATGGCCAGGTTTATCAGATTTGGTCAGTTCATTAGATACCATGGCAAGATGCGCCCGTTTTCTCACTGGAATCACACTGCCATGGTGGTCAGTGAATCTGGTGATATAGTAGAGGCAGTTGGTCGTGGAGTAATCACCAGTAGCATCCACGACTACGATGATGTAGAGTACTACTATGTCAGCACCAAGCTGAACAAGCAGAGCCGCGATCAGGTTGTCGCTGCAGCTAACAGCTTCTTAAAAGACAAGTATTCCTGGATAACCATCTTTAGTATCGCAATAGAACTGCTCACAGGTGTCAAGGTGCAGCTAACACAATCCAACACCATGATCTGTAGCGCAGTAGTAGGACAGAGCCTGTGGGCTGGTGGTATCATCTTTGATACCAACCCCTATCAGATGATGCCAGCAGACCTGGCATGTGCGTTCAACATAAAACTTGAAGAAAGCTTGACTACGCCAAATTCTTGAATTATGATGAAAATCATGAAAAACAAGATAACTGTAGTTATTAGCTACGATGCATTAAACATCCAAAGTGATGAACTGGCCAGTCAAGAGATCAATGAAACCATCAGTGGTCTTATGAACAGCTTGCGCACTCAGGTAAACAATGCTCAAGTAACCGTAAAGTTCCAAAACTTTACATTGAAGTCACAAAACTAAGGAGATAATATGTCATTGAATGTAAACCGTCTGTTTCAGACCACAACTGTTCGTAATGTTGTTCGCGGAGCAGTTTCCAGCATTGTAGGTGCACTGGTAGCCTGGGGGACCACCAAGTGGGCCAGCCTGAGTACTGGTAGCCTGTCATATCTGGTACCAGTGTTCTCGAGTGCATACTTTGGTCTGATCCACCTATTGGAGGGCAAGTACCCACAACTGGGTTGGCTTTTGGGTGTTCTGCCAAACAAGCCAGAGGTTGTAGTGCCAGCGCCAGTGCCCGCACCAGAGCCAGCGCCAGTTCCTGTCAAGGAGAATGACCCAGTGGCCAATAAGGCACCTGCTGCCAAGAAGGCTGCACCAAAGAAGTAGTAGTTTTTCCCTGGTAGCTCAATTGGCAGAAACATTTATTAACTCAATGATGTAATAATTATGTTTTGTTATACTATCTAGTATGATAAACAAAAATGTTATTGCAGTTAATAAAAGAAGACGAAAGCTAAAGGCTCTTGTTGTTGAATACATGGGAGAAAGATGTCATCGATGTGGTTGGGATGAGCACCAATCCGGTTTAATCCCACACCATGTCGATGAAAGCAAAAAATCTTTCAGTATAGGTACTGGTGGTCAAACCAGAAGCTGGGAAAAAAATAAACAAGAATGTAATAAATGTATTCTTCTATGCGCAAACTGTCACCATGTAATACATGCAACTAATGAAGAATATTATTTTAATGAAGATAATATACCTAAATATAATGATTCTATAGGAGAAAAAGCACATAAACAACTGCCTAACTGCCTAGATTGTGGTAAAGAAATATCAGTTAGAGCCTTGCGTTGTAAATCATGCAATGGTAAAATGAATGCATTAAAAAGATCCGCCCTAGCATAATGGCAATGCACCAAACTGTTAATTTGCAAGATCTTGGTTCGAATCCAAGGGGCGGAGCATAATCCTCATATGGTAGGCTGACTGTTAATCAGCGGGTTCCTGGTTCGAGTCCAGGCTGGGGAGCTTTAGGAAGGATGCCCTGTATCGTAAGAACAGGGAGTCTGTTCGATCAATGCGCTAGGTGACCTCTACGAACAGGGTGCTGACTCCTTCCTATACAACCGGAGAGGTGCTGCGTTGGTTGCGGCAGTGGAGCTTATATCTCCATGGACACAGGTTCAATTCCTGTTCTCCGGACCATTTAAAACAACTCCAGTACCACCTAGATAATGTAGGGTTTTCTACATGTCCAGCGCCACAAGTGGCAGAATACGGAGATTATCATGGCCTCGATGTTTGATTACGACGACTCGGTCAACCTGGCTTATATTGCCAAGCAGGCAGGTAAGAGCCTCGTTGCTGCCAAGCATGAACTGCTTGAGCGTACCGGTGACTTCCTGTTCCTTGCCCACAGTGATCGTGAGTTCGCTCTACGCTGCCAGATGGTTGAGCAGGACATCGAAGGCGTTGCTTTCCGTCGCCTGGCCAGTATGAGCGACAGCAAGGCCAAGCTGGTTCATGCTGCATACGATGAGTGGAAGCTTCGTCATACCAGTTGTGAGATGTGCAAGTTAGGCGTAGCTGAGCGTGAAGGTGACACAGCCGCTGAAGCATACAGTGGTGGCGGTGATGAACCAGAGGGTGCACCCGACAAGCCAAAGTCCAAGCAGCATCACAATGAATGTACTACTGGTAAGTGCCACAGCGACTGCACCGTTGGCAAGTAACCATTAATGATAAGATGGCAACTACATTCAATAGTAAAGCAGCCAGACGATACCACAAGTATGAACCAGATAATCCAGCTGACACTCTAGAGTCTTTATACAACCTCGCAGAGAGAATGAGAAGAGGGCCAGCTTCAGGCTTTATCAGCGGTCCATCATCGGGTATTGCTAGCCCATTACCAAGATTACCTTTAGCACATTTTTCTGATGGCAGACGGGTACGTATCTATCTATCTAATCTTGCAGCTGGTAAAGTAACTGGTATACCGCAAAATCCTCATATAATGAAAGGTATCGCTGACCTGCTCGATGCTAGTGGCCCACAGGTTCATCAGGTGCTGCGAGCAGAAAAAAAAGCTGAAGAAGAAGCACAAGGCAAAAGAACAATAACAGGTTCAAAGTTTTTGTTTAATGCTGCTCGTGGTGTTTACGATCCTTATAAAGAACAGCCTTTTAACCAGAGCCCGCATCTAGAGAACCTTGCTCAGGGCCCAACTATAGGTGATATATTTGCCGTTTTGGATGAAGAAGATCCTTACTTCGAGCAGGATTTATTCGATGCTGTTAAATCTGGAGACCCCAATGCGCTAAAGCAGTTTGGTATAAATGAACCTGGCAGTATTGTTCCACTACAAGGCTTATATGAAAAACCAAGCGGTTCAGCGGATGATGAAGATTTTATAGTACGACCTGGATCATTCGTTCCAGCAGAAGGTAGTAGAGTGCCTTGCACGAATGAAGACTGTTCACATAATTTCATAAATCTTCTAGAGAACAGCAATCTGCCAAAAGATAAATTTCAAATGGATCAACCATTTTGTGATTCATCCCAGACCGTATGTTCTGGGTGTGGTGGCCTACCAATGCTGAAGAGAGACAAGTGTTCTACCTGTGGTCGCAATGGAATCCTAGAACCAAGTGAAGTTAAACCAGATACTCCTCTGTACGACCCCAGAGCATCAGCTACTAATGCCATCAGCAACTACCTATCCACACCAGGTGGAGAAACCTATACTGTTGGAGAAGTTGACCCACTACACCCAGAGAATTTTGCTCCAACTCAAGGTAATACTGATATAACATTGCTATGGGATGCAATGTCTATACAATCCAAAAAAGAACAAGCAGAAAAAGCAAGACAACAAAGAATTGACTCTGGTTTATTTGACGATCAATATAGTCAACCTGACGAAGAAGAAGAAGAAGAGACTTCTGTGGTGACAACTTCACCAGAAGACCAGATAGAAGCACCAGCTAAGCCTCCTATCAGGAGGCGTAAAACTAAACTTCATTCAATTACTTGCTCATATGGGTGCCAGAACGGTACACTAGCTGGTGCAAGCACAGAGAAAGCTCGTCAAAGAGTACGAGCCATTAAAAACAGTCAAGAATACCACAGAGACATGGCAGAAGCGGTTGATGTAGTAAAAAACAGTCGTAGAGTCCATGCTGATTTTCTAGCGTCAAATATAGCTGACGCAATTGCTGGAGTAAACAATTTGTATTTTGCATGCCCAGAAGCTAACGATCCAAGTGAATCGGAATAGAGAAAAATGCAGATAGGAATACGTGACGATCACTGTTCATGTGATGAGCACGCCATGCTGGAATATTTACAAGGCCAGTACGAAGGAGACGAGCTCAGTGAAGCTCTTCGTGATGCGTTTGGGCCTCATGGTACTCCACAATGCGCCAGTAATGTTGGCCCTACTGGAGAAGTAGTTGATGAGATGGGCGCAGTCGTAGTGCCAGGCCTCACAACTGCTGTTCGTGGCATTGTTATCCCAAAGAAAAAACCGGGTCGATCTCATGGACAACAATTGTCTGGAGGGTTATCTGATGAGGATGCCGTAGAAGCACCTGAGATTAAAAATGAAAAACGTTATTTTGTTGATAATCTGTTTGATTCTTTGCCAGGCATGCACTGTGCAGGACATTTTCATAAAGCTATGAGACAGATGAACATGCTGCTTTTAACCATGCACTCATTACTCCCTCTCGACCCAGAGCGTAATCCCGTTGGTCGAGACTTGGTTAATAGGTTTCATGAGAAAAGAAGATCTAGTAATATCAATAAATCTAACCCTAAGCTGAATCCAGATTTCAAAATTATTAAACCATCTGATGATGATGATAGTGTTTCTACGCGCATGCCTATTAACATGATTGAGATAATTCCAGAGCATTATGCAGAATTGTTTAAGGATATTGTATGATTATTTTTAATAGCAAGCGTGCTATGAAAAAACTAGCGGCCAGAAGCAAGCCAAGAGTAACAGTCAGCCCAGCAAGGCTTGATCAGTTCCGTGCTGCAACAGAGTCTGCTGGAGTAACACTATCCAACAGTGAGATCGCTACCAAGGAAAGAAAAAAGCGCAAAAAGCGATCAGGTGCTTATGGAATATACATGCCAGATGATACACAAGGCCCAGCTGGTGGAATAATTGAGGCTATTAGTGGTGACCTGGATGATGTAGACCAATTAGGTAACAGCAAGGTGCCAACACTCAGAGACCACCTCAATAAATTAGTAGACTCTGGTGAGTACAGCATGATGCCATATCCATACCTGGCACTAACTGGTATACCTCGTTTGCAGAGATGGATGAGTGCTGCCAAAGAGCGCACAATGGATGTTTACGTACATAAAAGCCACAGTACATCAGCAGGCATAAGCAGTGTAAGCCCTACTGAAACCTATATGGATTCCGTTAATCTGCTCAATCAACTTAGTGCAGCTTCAAAAGCTGGAACAACAGTTCCAGCCAAATTAAAAGATATTGATGATCCGTTCATGCGCATGCTTAGTGATGAGAATGGATTGCGTGCATCCATGCCAGCTCTTTTGAGCGACGGTAAGCGTAAGATGTCTGATATGAACGTTCTAGCAGAGCACTGTGTTTGTGGGACGCATAAAAAGAATCATGGCACTGGAGCATGCAAAACCTTCCTGCCAATGGTCGTTCCAGATGGTGAAGGTGGCTTCATGGATGGCAATGAGTTCCGTTCACAGAACTCTCCATTTCGTGTTGACCTCTCCGCAGATGGTAAATCTGCTACTCGCGCCAGATATGGCAATATCCCAGGGCAAGCCAGCAAGTCATACGATAAAAAGAATAACATGCTTGTTACTCTGCTAACAGATAGTGCGACATGGTTCCGACGTATATCCAACAGACAACTTGGTCGTTTGGGCACTGGACTGATGCCAAAAGACAGTGATACCATGACCAAGAAAAAGGATCCTAGTCTCAAGCCATGTACAAGCTGTCATTCCACCACTCAAATTTATGAGGGTGGAGAAGGACTAATGTATAATCCTTCAATGCTTGAAGGCATGCATCGTTGGGTGCCAAGTATTGATCCAGTCACTGGCAAGAAAACGCTAAAGCGTGTTAGTGGTGATACTGCAAATGACTATGCAGTTAAGGGTACACCACCAAATGTTTGTCCTGATTGTGACTGGAGAAACTGGTCTGATGAAGAGCTAGAAGAAATCGCTAGAACGGTTAATAAGGATACAACGCCATTAACAGCAGATCAGATGCGTGCGCAGATGAGGATGTTCCCTGGGCACGTCCCAACACCAGGCAAGCCTAGCGAAATAAAAACACATGGTAATATACGTCAAGAAGTCGCTAACCGCAATGGAGCCCCAGTAGTACAACTCAATGTTCCATACGAGGGCTCGGGAATAGCACGTGGCATGCCACAACGGTCATGCACTGAATGCGCTGGCGATTTTCACTATCAAAAAGATGGCAAACCTTGTGACTGCACAATCGCTGATGCCAGCAGTATGAGCCTGCTAGAGCCAGTTGCCCTGCCAGGCATGCCAGAAGCTATTACTCCTGAGGGTGATATTCTAATACCACCACAAATATTGATCACTCTTATGAATAATGATCGAAAGAGCAAGAACGAAAATCTGTTCGGTGGCAAGAATGTAATAGAGAATCAGGTAAAAGTTATTGAACACGAGCTTGGTGCTGAAGAGGTTATACTACCTAACTCTGAAGTAAACTCACCAAAAGCACCATTCGTTGGCAAGCCTTCTACTTATTTCAGCAAGAAATATGGTCGTGTATCAAGGCTTAGAGGAAAATTTGGTACATTTTCTTCGTGGGTTAAAAGTGATGGAAAACCAGCTCTACCTGACGATTATCAACAGAATGTTAGAGTGGCACTTACTGGTACTCCTGTATTGAGTAGTGATAGCAAATCAGCTCTAAGAGAAGTGAGAAAAAATATACTCGCTAGCCCTAATGCAGGAGAACTAGCGCCAACTGCACTACTCAGAGCAGCTATACAACACATCAATGAAAATCTTGATACCATGGCTCCGCAGTCTGGTGAAACACCACCTATTCCTGATGGAGCAATTGCTATACCTCAAAACATGCTATTCGTTAACCCTAAGCATATAACATCTGGTGTTATTAGCGTCGATGATCCAAAATGGAAGGATATCCATAAAAACATCATGCCACATGTTGCTACAATCACAACAAAACTAGCTGGTCTACAAAAGAGAGGCATACTCGACCAAGAAATATCAGCTGATATTGATAATATTATCAAGCTAGCATCTAATGCAGCAAAAGTACATGAAGAAACCGGAGCAGTACATATTACTGAACCAGGTGGCCCAGGTATTTCTCAGCAGATTTATTCTTCTATAGCTGCTATGGCTGATTCGCACAAAAAGCGTGGAGGTGGCATGTATGATCTACAGACCATAATGCCAGAAATAAAAGAGATGATCTGGCCGTACGTTGAAAAACCAGAAGAGATCAAGTAACATGCCCGGATTGGTATAGTAGATAGTATGCCTAGAAAAACTTTTAACTCAAAGTATGCATCGGATGAGATACCCGGTGCTGGTGGTGATTACGGCATCGGTGACCCTTATAGTATAGATGACTTATCTGATGAGATCAATGTACCAGGTCTGCCAACAATAAAAACAGATGGCAGTGATATTGATTTTTCTGATTTCAAAGGCCAAATAGTTGAGACCAACGATGAAGAGCTAATTAAAAAAAGAAACCGATACGTCAAAGACCCTGTTACTGGAGAGCCTGATCTAACTCGTCCTACAGGCAATGTCTTTTACAGATTAAAGTCAGATCTGCCTGCGATTAAAAAAAGGCCTGCAGAAAATATAGAAGGCATGCGGGCTGAATCTGCTCCTAGTACTAGCATGTTGCTTAAGCAGATAACAGCAGCTATCGGAATGGTGCCAGCCCTAACGGAAAATTCTCACGAAGAATGTGGTGGTACAGGGCTGGTATACCCTGATGGCAGTGCAATACCTTGTTCCAATTGCCAAGCACGTGGTCATAATATAATAGACCCTACACTACTTGGTGGGCATGCAGAACTACAAGAGGCAATAGGCAACCATAATGTAGACCTACAGAATCACAGATATTATTGTGATGCAAAAACATGCTTTAATGGCTGCCCAATAGAAAAATATGTTAGGCCTATCAGAGAAGCGCGCTCAAAAGCTAATAACACCATACACAGCTGGGATGTTAAACCTCAGTTGACAGGCACTAGCAAGAGTGAGTTTTCTGATTATCTAAAGAGAAAACTACCACATATTATCCTAGAGGACCTATGGTTGCCAACTCACCCCGGGCTAACAGCTCTTTCTGCTAGAAATAATCTTGAAGGAGCTGCCACTACAAACGTTCGGCCTGGTGACATAGTAAACGTTCATGGTTATGATTATGATCCTGGTGCAATGATGCTGGTTACAGGCGTCAACTCAAGAGATGGATCTTTGAGAGGTTTCCAATCAACAATAGGTTATGAACAGAGCATGGCAGAAAGAGAGATGCGTAGGAGCCGTTCAAAGGCTAGCAATGGCCTGACATATGATCTTATTAATGAAAGAGGATCAGACGGTCTTAGTTCTAAGATCGGTGATAGCACAGATATGTCTGAGCGTGATAGCATAGCAGACCTTAATGGCAGAAGGTTGATGCTCGCTGGCAAGCATATAACGGTTGCTCACCGACTGCCCACAGATCTTAAATTGGTTAGTGGCATTGATTCCAGTAGAGTATCCAAAACCAACGAGATGATAGCATCGCTACTGCAGCAACGTGGTAGTGTGCTCGGAAGGTACCTATTCGGTGACGTTACTGACAACCGTGGCCAAAGATTGCGAACAAGAACACTGCGTCCATTCGCTGATAGCACATATGCTAGCCCCATTACAGCTCTAAAAATGCACAGAGGAGCTAACCCATTCTCTGCACAGATGCTGTATGAATCTCTTGGAGCTATGCAGGACCATTCTGCAAGAAATGAGCTATACAGCTTCTTGGAAGAAGCAAACCGGGTTAACATGGTCAGCTCTGGCATTAATCGTGAACGCTTTGATCCGTCAAACCCTCTCAACCTGTTGCCACCTAACATGCAGAGAGAAAGAATCTTTGTCCGTACAGAAGGCACTCCAAATGTTCCTGATATAGAGCAAGTAGCTAGAATACCAGATGATATCAGAACACAAGCACAGAAATTTAATATAGAAAAAACAATTGAATCTGGCCGTGATGTTACCGTTGAGCCACCAGAGAAAGATGATATTGTTAAAAAGCTAACTGGCAATGGTGGTAAAGGGTTGCGCATGATGCTTGAGTCCAGAATCGGTAGAGAGCTGAACCTTGAATTACCCAATGATAGTGAGCTTTTTGACAAAGCAATGATAGAATTCACTAATAAAAGAGATATCCGAGCAGCACATGCCGTGTTTGATCCTAGTATAGGCTCATTCGATCCTGAGGACTTAGAATAAATGGACTCTCACTACACAGAAAGCCATGAGGCAGACCTGGACGAACCCATTTGCATGATGTGTGAGGGTGTCACAGGAGAGACTGACATGCCCAGCATGCAAACAGTTAATCGTGGCAAGTTAATACCTGTGAGGCGCAGACCAGATAACGGACGGCCACAGTTTGTGCATGAAAAATGTCTACAGTTTGAACCAAGGGCTGCTAGCCAGGAAAATATCTGGGCATTCGCCAGCAAGTTTAAATACTACACTGCTGCATCCGGAACAGATGGTATGACACCCACTGTTCAAGAAACTTTCCCCAGTGTTGATATGCCACGAGAGGAACCAGCCACCACAACTGATGTAGAACAAAATCACTCTACTGATGGCGCTCCTCTACCACCCAAGCCTTTCTCAAGCAACTGACAATGTAATAACAGACTGTATATACAGTAGTGTATGTACCTGATAGCAGGAGTAATTATGGAACCTCGTTTGAACATTAAAATATCTCAGATCTTCGAAGCCGCAGAAGGTGACGAAGAGATGTATGCAGACCCCAACTTTATCCAGCCTGGTGAACAGTGGGTTGGAGACATGACAAGCTATACCAATGATGCTCCTAGAAACATCCAGGACGTTCTTGAAGAGCGTGCAGGCATCGGTGAGCACCTGGACCGAAACCCTCAGAACATGGGATTCAGTGGCACACCAAACCCCGCACAGGACCGTGCTCTCATGGTTCTGGAGCCAGAGGTTGCTGGAACTCCTGACCTCACTGAGATGAACATGCCAGTACAGCTGCAGCGTGCTGCCAACAAGATCAAGAAGCAGGCTGGTGGTTTCAATACTACTCAGGCTCACACTGATTTCACCATGGGTGTTGTAGCTCACATCAACACTGGCACTCTTGTTAACTCCAGAGTGGTTGTAGAGACTCCCAGCACAAAGGTTGCTGGCACCGTTCTAGCAGTTGGTGATAATGAGTTCGCAGTCATCTGGGATGACCGTACTGCTAGCGTTGAGCGTAAGGCCGACTACGAACTGGTATTTGCCGAGTAAAGATATGTTTAAAACACGCAGAACCAAGATCCTTTCAGCACCTGCTGAAGAGATCCTTGAGGTTGTTGCTCAAGAAATAATACAAGAACCAGAATTACAAACTGTATATAACATTGAGCAGCTATCAATAATAAAGCAGGATGAAGCATCTGCTTATGGAATATTAATTGATACAGCTGACAATGAGTATGAATATGTTTGGGATAAAAGGTTAAAACGCATTACCAGCCTGTCTGGCCATCACATCAACAGCCTGGTCTGGGAACTGTGCGATATTGTACTCAAGAAATACTGGGTCCGCCCAGAGCCAAAACCAACAGAAGTACCAGTTGAATTAAAAATAGCAGAGGCATTAAAGGTAGCACTAGCACCAGTAATGGGTTCTATAAAATCTCTAGAAAACAAGATTAATAGTAAACCAGCACCTGTAATACAGCAGACTGCTCCAAGGCCACAGAGTGTTCAATCAGTACCTTCAAGCGATGTACCAGCTGTGAGTGTTGCAGATGATGATATCAGTGCTAATGCGATGAGGTTCTTGCAGCAGTCAAGCACACCGGATCTTGGCATAGATTATATGAGCCTATAGGAGATAACATGAATTTTGCAGAGGGCAAAGGGCCAAAGCAGGTTAAGAAGCCATATGTACTTGGCAACTTTCAAACTATCTATGCCAATGATGGTGTCCCAGGTGGAGCAGTAGCTTTTTCTGGTAGTGCTTATTCCGTTGTGCAGGGCGCAAACACAGTTAGTGGTCAGACCTGGACTGGTGGAATAGTAGCCAGCGTTGTTCCTGGGCTAAACCTGAACGTTAATGGTAATGGCTCAACAGACGTAGGATTCGTATGCAGCCCAGGATCGAATGAGAGCATCCAAGACATACAATCTCCATGGGTATCTATTTCTTCTGACGTTAACTTCTCTGGCAATTGTAATGTATGGATACAGGGAACATCTAACCGCTACCTCAATGGTACTGTATATTCTGGCAGCAACTGGATAACCATTACTGGAACTACAATAAGTGGAGCTAATGCGACTGCAACAATCACTACTAGCGGTGCAGCTCCTATATACAACGCTTATAGGCTTATCGCCAGTGGCTCCACTGCCAGTGGAATCATCAACTGGGCAATTGCAGGCATGTTCACAGACTTCAGCGCTATGGGTGTTGGTAATAATGCTAGCGACGCTAATGGCAACATTGGTCAGATGTCGATTCAAGGTCCTAGATACCTTACAATTTCTGGTGGTGCTATAACATCAACCACCAATGGTTCAGTGCCATACGCTGCAACCAAAAATGACGTTGACTACTACGGCTAAAGGATAATATTATGGAAAGATCACAAAATATTAGAACAGCTAGCATTCGTCGTGTAGGCGCTAACTTTGATTTTAATGGTAATCCCATTGACCAGAACGATGGTGGCGGAGTTATCCGCTTTAGTAACAGCCTGGAGTTCTATTCATGTGGTCACCAAAAAGTTGGTGGTGGGATCGACTCCTGTAGCTGCACAACCTTCTAAGGAAAATTAATGCCATCCAAGGACTGGAGCGCCTCAGCGGAGCTTAACAACATGCGTAAAGCCGGTATTACTGGCTCTAGCAACCCTGTGCGCAACCGCCTTGAGACGCAAGAGCTACTACGAAATGTTCGTACCGGAGGATCTTTCGCAAGTGATGTTGCCAGAATGCCTACGGAAGGCCGTGAGCGACTCAATACAATGGGTGGCAGGGTTAACATGGAGGGCGGTGTTGCCCGTACTCTTGGCCGTACTGCTGCTGCCACTGGGAGTGATGCTCAGTGGGCCTGGCCCAAGCTTCATGACCCATTCGAGTACTGGCGTGAGCGTACCTGGTGGTTCAACATGGAGGACCCCGACGAACAGACACGTAAAATCCGTGACTGGACTCGCCTGCTCTATACGACACACTATCTCGTACCAGGTCTTATTGATATCTACACACGGTTCCCACTCCTGGACATTGAGCTCGTACACCACGACAAGCGCATCAGTGACTTCTACAACGAGATGTTCTTTGATGGTCTAAACTATCAGGAGTTCCTCTTTGATCTAGGACGTGAGCACTGGACCGTGGGTGAAGTGTTTGCCATGGGCAGCTGGCACGATGGTATTGGTGCCTGGGAAGATGATGAAATCATCAATCCAAATGACGTTATCGTTGCAAAGAACCGAGCACTTCGTACCTATCAGTATCACGTAAAGGTTCCACAGGAGATCAAGAAGCTTATTGAATCTCGTGAACCCTCTCAGGAATACCAGATGCTCATGCAGATGTATCCTGATGTTGTCCAGTGGGCACGTCAGGACAAAGAGATCCCTGTCAGTGACGTGATCATGAAGCAGATCAAGTTCAAGACTAACCCATGGAGCGAACATGGTACTCCTATGCTTTTACGTGCTTTTCGCATGCTTATGCTTGAGGAGTCTCTCAACGCTGCTCAAGATGCAATTGCTGATCGTCTATATAGCCCTCTCATACTTGCTACTCTGGGTCTTCCTGACGTAGACCAGGACGGGCCCTGGATCCCTGATGCTACTGAGCTTCAGGCTCTGAGAGATGACTTGAGTATGGCCATCAACTCGGACTTCCGACTGATGACCTACCACCACGGTCTACAGATCCAGAATGCCTTCGGGCGTGAGAGCATGCCACGACTGGATGCTGACTTCATGCGTGTTGAGAGCAAGATCATGCAGGTGTTCGGTATTGGTTCTGACCTGCTACAGGGTGGCCAGGGTGGCACCTATGCCAGTGGTGCTCTTAACCGTGAACTTATCACTCAGATGCTTAGCACCTATCAGCACAAGATTGAGAACTTTATCCGTAGTCGCATGGAGCCTGTTGCAGAACGTCAGGGTCACTATGAGATGCGTACAGTCAATGGTCGCACCTTGCCAATCATGGAAACAGTACTCATGGTGGACGAAGAGACCGGTGCAGAATATGTAGAAGAGCGTCCCAAGCTGGCCATACCAGAAGTGCGCTTCCGCAGTATGAACCTGCGAGATGAGAGCGTAGAGCGAGGATTCCTGCAGAACCTGATGGCCTCAGGGTTCCCCATCAGCCTGGGCACTCTGGCAGTGAATATTCCTATTGACTTTGACGATGAGCTTGAGACTCGTCGTGAAGAAAAGGTCAAGACGGTTGTAGCGGAACAGCAGTTCAAGCGTGAGCTGTTCCAGCAACTGCTAGTTCAACAGCTGCCCATTCCACCTGAATATATTCAGGAATACCAGGCCTATCTATCCATGCTCGAGAACCCTGCTCTTGCAATGCAGCTGGCACCTGGAGCTATTGCTGGCCTGGTAACACCACCAGCTGCTCCAAACATGACAGGTGTTCCGGTCAAGAACAGTGATGCTGCACTTGGATCGCAGATCTTCCCCATGGTCAATCAGCAGGCACAACAGCAGAATCAAACGCAGCGTGGAACAGAACGCAAGCGTCCAGCTGAGTCGTATGACCAGAAGGAATCACAACCCAAGCCCAGCAAGAAGGGCCCAAAGAACGGGCCACAGCGCAACAAGAAAACAGCTGGCACCGATGAAGAGCTAACAACCAGCTTTGGTGATGGCAGCATCATCAATGAGCGTGTTGAATACGGTGGTCGTATGAAGTTCGCTACACCGATAGAGAGCCGCAAGCGCAGAAAGATGAAGCTGGCCAGCGGTATCAAACTTAACGTTGATGACAGCTACGAAAAGTTTAATGAAGATGAATTTAAATTACACCTTGCAGCACTTATAGAAGCAAGTGAAGAACCCATGATTCCTGAGCCCACAGACCTGGACGAACACAGCAGTGGTGAAGGCGGAATGGATCAGCCAGCACGTCGACAGATTGATCCAACTAAAGGTGAAAAAATATGAGCAGATTATTTGATGATCGTTCGCCCAGCATTCTGCCCAAGGTATCTTTCAACAAGAGCAGCTTTCTGGATATCGTTAGTCCACTGGTAAAGATAGATATTATCAAAGAGGGTGAAGGCCTCACGGCACGAAACGCTCACAAGCTGAACCTTGATAACAGTATCTATGACAAGCTAGAAGACGAGGACTGACATGACTGGCAGCTTCTTTAATAGTAGCAACGTTTGGTTTGGATACCTGGCCAACTTTTTCTTTGCCGCTGCAGGCTTTGGTGCTATAGCAAGATTTATTTATAAACTTGTCAACAAGCATCAGGACAAAAAGATGGATGACATCAAAACAGATGTTGATGCTATTAAAGAAGAGCTAAAGAATAACTTTGAAGAGATGCTTGCTGAATGGAGGCCAAATAGCGGCAGCAGCAGCAAGGACCAGATGAACCGAATGGAAGCTGGTATCTCTGATCTTAAAAAAGGTCAGGATGTTATTCACGAGCGGATTGACAAAATCAAAGAAGATTTTGCAGAGCACAAGGGTTATCACAGAGGACTATTAGATGGAGAAGCTTGATGAGAGCCATCAAGAAGGTAAGCCACTGGGACTTTCATCCTAAAGTTCGCAGTGGAGACCAAAGAACGTTTGGAGAAAAAAGTGCTGATGTTATGCGTAGGAGCATGGGCAGTTGGCCTTTTGTCTTCGGTTTTTGTTGCTTTATGGCAGCTTGGATGTGGTACAACGCATCATCAAGAAGTGCTTTTGATCCTTTTCCTTATATCCTGCTTAACCTCTGCCTTTCGACTCTGGCGGGTCTGCAGGGAGCTATTTTGCTCATAGCTGCCAAGCGTGCTGATCGCATCGCTGCTGAACTGGCAGAGTACCACTTGGAAGTCAGTGAAGAGCACAGGATCATGCTGGATGAGCTCACAGAGATGCTAGAGAAAACAATAGTTAACACAAAATAAATATTAAGATGATGTAAAACGTAGTACTGGATAAACTAGGCGTTGAATATGATAAAGTATAGCGCACCAACAGTTGGACTAATGGGACGTAGCAGCCTGATGTCTTTGTCCACCCGCACACAGCCTATCGATATCTCTCCAGTCAATCTGGAGGACTTCCCCAACTTCAAACCGGAGAAGGGGTACGTTTATGCTGCTAGTCGTGCCATCAGCAGCCGTGTTAATGCCAACTACGATGGTTGGCCCGTAGACCAGATCAAGAAGAGTTACAAGACATTTGTTGGTCGCCCCATCTATGTAGAGCACAACAACAGCGACCCTGAACGAGCACGTGGTGTTATCCTGGATGCTATCTACAAAGAAGCCAAGCTGTCCAGTGGCGTTATTGATGCCAGTGTTTACTGTCTGATGGAAGTTGATGCAGAAACATTCCCCAAGCTGGCAGGCGCAATCATGTCTGGTAAATTAAAAGCTGTGAGCATGGGCGCTGACGTAGAGGGTACCCAGTGCAGTGCTTGTGGTAAGTATGCCAGCAAGCCAAGCGAGTACTGTGTACACATCCCTCGCATGAAGGGTCGCACAGTCACCGTTTACAAAGAGGGCAAGCGTAGTGAGAGCCTGGTGTTCGAGAGCTGCATTCGTCCTAACTTTTTCGAATTGAGTTTTGTATTCGATCCAGCCGATGAGAGTGCCTGGCTTACTGACAAGAGGCGTTACTAATGCCAGAGTTAAAAGTCAGCGAACAGTTGCAGACCAAGCAGTCTTTCACCAAGCACATACTGCATGGATTGAGTGGTCTTTCTTTAACTACTGATACCTGCCCGAAGTGTGGCGTCAGTGGTTTCCGTGACGGAATATGCCCTAATGCTGCATGCCAGTTCCTTGATCCCAGGCTAGAAGCAGCATACGAAGCTTATGCTCAGGCAACCATGGTACAACAGCAGGCAATGCAAGACAGCAATAAAACTGGTGGGAAATATAACAGCAGGATTGCCCTGCAACAGACTCCTGCTGTAATCATTGATCAATTCCCACAAAGTTCAGAAAAAATTGCACCTGAGAAATGTAATAGATGCAATGAAATGACTTTAGTAGATGGTAGCTGCAAAACACAAGGATGTATTGGTGAAAAACCGCCTGCGGAGTTCAGGACTCCCCAGGTAAGAGGAACAGGAATAGATGTAGAAGCTCTGGGTATTGATCCTGAAAATATACCTATGAACATTCCTCAGAGCCTTATCGTTCAGTTTATCCGTAAACGCAATGAACGTAAAGAACGTAAGAACAATAAGCAAAATAAGGGAAAGCCTAGCAAGGCAAGAAGAAAAACAACAGCTACCATTAACAGAATAGCTGCAGCAGAGCAACAACCGAATATTGATCCTGGAATGTTTTTAAGCAGCGGAATGACCGTATCAAAAGATCCAACAACACGTATTCATGATATGGAACTTACAAACGCTCAAATGCAAACACAAAAAAAGTTAGATTCTGCCATGGGAGGATCTGACGAGAGTAAAACTGATAACAATACTAGCGAGGAGCTAAAATGAGTCGTTTCGATAACGAGCTGATCAAGCAGGCAGAAAATGCTTGGCAAGCTTATGGGCTATCAGGTGCTAGTGCAACTCCCGCTCGTCAGTTGCCACACCTTCAGGGCGTTCAGACCTACGCAGACGCACTAGTACCACCAGAGGTACCTGTAGTAGAGCAGATTGCTCACAGCCCTTCCAACAGCCCAACAAACTCTGTTGGTCGCCTGCTTAACGTGCAAGACCTCGACTCCGCTGATCCTCCCACCGGTCAGCCCGGTGAAATTATTGGTATGCCAGGCATGAGCCAGGTTTATGCCCTTGGTGGACCAGACCCCGCAACCATGCCAGGTGCACTTGTTCCCAGCACCGGCTTCGGTGGCCTTCTTGAGCAGCTTCCCCCAGGAAGCTTGGGAGCCAGTGAAATGCCAAAGGCTGCAAGCGTTGAGACAGATGTTGACCCTATCGATGAGAGCCTGTACCAGATCTACAAGGCCAGTCGTGACATTCGTAATGCTATCGATGACGGTGCTGATTTTGACTTTTCTACCATCATTACTGCCAGCAATGAGGCTGCAACAGTAGGCAAGTTTGCCAGTGCTGATAGAGATGTTAACGAGGTTATCGGAACAGTTGCCGCAATTATTGTTGACATTGAGAGTGACCTTATCAACACCGGTGACTACAAGCAGGCCAGCAGTGACCTTCAAGAGCTTGAGACTCTTCTAGACGAAATCAACAAGTTCGCCAAGAAGAAGGACAAGAAGAAGGGCAAGGGCAAGAAGGACAAGTCCAAGAAGTCCGACTGCAAGAACTGCAATGGCAAGGGTTGCGAGAAGTGTGAAGACGACGACTCCGATGACAAGCCAGGTTGGATGAAGAAGAAGGGTACCAACGGTAACCAGGAGACTGGTGTAACCGTTGACGTTCGTGACCTGGATGACCAGGCTGGTGTCTGGGACCGTGCCCGTGTCATGACCCCTGACTACACCACAAATGTCCAAGAGGCCGAGCAGCTCAACGCAGAAGATGCCGGTTATGTACCAATCTACAACGACGGCAGTGGAACAGGAATCATTCCTGGCCAGGAGCCACACAAGCAGGAGGTTTTCCCCATGGATGCCAGTAACCCGGCATTTGTTCCTTACCAGAATGCGCTGGGTGCAGTACAGGCCAGCCGTGAAAAGATCTTCGAGAGCCTGGCTATCGTTGAGCGCCTTGAGAAGCTGGGCATGGTCCAAGATGTTGACCGCGCCAAGCACCTCGCAAAGTTTGAGCAAATGGACAGTGCTAAGCTAGCAGGTTTTGTAGCCAGCCTGGACATGCTCGAAGAATCTGGGGCACGTCAACCCCGGAGCCAAAAAGTGGCAAGTGGCAACAGCCGCCTGCCAGAGATGGGTCGGTTGACAACGGCCTCAACAACTAGCCGTGAGCAGCTTTCTGCTGACGACTGGCTGATGACACTTTAACAGAATCCCCTACAAGGAGAAAGAAAGATGCTGCAACTCAATAGCGTAGCTAATGTTGGGGTCCACCGTACGTGCACCCCACTGTACGAAAAGTATGAGGCTACTCCATACAACACGTTCCTGGACCCCAGTGACACCACCAACATCTACTCGGGCATGGTCATGTACCGCAGTGGACCTGACACAGTTGCCAACGCTGGTAGCGTTGCTACGATCAGTGGTGCTAAGCCTTTCGGCCTTAGTGCTCTTGACCGCAACCCCAACATTGATGACGTAACTCAGGTTGGTATCAACAGCTGGGCTGTTTGGCTCGGCGGTAGTAACGCGTTCTTCACGATTACTGCCCCTGCTTTTGACACCACTCAGGCTTACACGGTCCCCAGCAATGGTACGCGTCAGTACCTGTACACCGCTAGTGGTACTGGACAGCTGACCTCATCAGCTGGTACCAGTTCTGTTACCGGTAGCATCTGCGCCGTTCCAGTCGCTGAACTGATCGATGTTATCAGCCCAACGCAAATTGTTGTCCGTCTAGCCACTGGTTTGGCTACCGCCAACTAATTAAGGAAAGGTAAATTAATCATGAGTATTTCCCCTAATGGCGCTGTAGCGGACCACCTGGCCCCAAGAACAGCCAAGAAGTCGGATGACTACGTATCCGGTATCGTAGAGGCTCAAGAGCGTCTCGCATCGGCAACTGGTCGTAAGACTGCAACGCGTGAGGAAAAGCAGCGTCGTCTTGCTGGTATACTTGCTGACAAGGACAACTACATGGTCCGTCTGGGCCAGGGTATGATTGGTCCTATCCAGCTGAAGCTTCGTTATCAGGGTATGACCCGTAACGTACTTCTCGAGGACCCACTGACCCCTGGTGTACCTGTCATGTACGACGTACTTGACGAGTACGGTCAGGCCTACATCCTGTCGGGTAACGAGGGTGAGGTTCGTGTAACCCCATTCGAAGGTAAGAAGGTTCCGGTCCGCCTGTTCCGTATTGCCACCTTCCCACAGATCAAGAAGGAAGACCTCTGGTACCTGCGTGTTAACATCGTTGAGTACGCTCAGGACATGAGCAAGCAGGCCATCATGATGCAGGAAGACGCCCGTCTTATCACTGTTCTTGAAGCCGCTATCAACAACTACGCTGTTGACCCCAACCACACGGTCAGCCCCAACCACGTAGTCAACGAGCTTTCGGGTTACATCACCCCTGACTCGATGTACGACCTGGTTGCCCTCATCGAGGTCCACCAGTTGGAGGCTAGCCGTCTGCTGTTCAACCCCATCGACTACCGTGACCTCTACAAGTGGGACATCAACCAGACCGGTTGGGCCTTCAAGGACCGCGTCGTAGCCGGTGAGCGTATCGTTCAGTTCGGTGGTTTCCAGGTACAGCGCAGCATCGAGGTCCCCCAGGGCACCGTTTACATGACCCCAAGCCCCGAGTTCCTCGGTGTATTCCCTGTCATGTACAGCCTCGACGTTGAAGAGAACCACACCCCTGAGAAGTTCCACAAGGGTTGGGTCATGGACGAGCTCGTCAGCGAGATTGTTCTTAACCCACGTGGCCTCGGCAAGATCGTCAAGGCCTAGTAGTACCTGCAGCACTAGCCGGGGGGCGATCCCTGCGAAAGTAAATCGCCCCGGCACTTGCTGTTTTATATAAAACACATCTAGAATTCCTAGATCTGTTAGGGCAGCCAAGCCCCTTGAAACAAGGAGAATAAAAAATGGCAAGAAGCGTATCACGATCCAGCGATGTCAGCAGCGAGAGCGTCAGTGTTCCGGTAACGGATCTTGGCGGTCACCTTGAAGACCATCGTCCAGACCCATCAGACCTTAGCGCTGCAAGAACCAGCGGTGCTGTTAACTTTCAGGGCCTCAAGAACATCCAGACAGATGACTGGATTGAGAACCTGATGACAGGCAGTACTCTGTTCCGTAGTGACAAGGGCAGCTTCAAGTTGGCTGCTGCTGGTTACCACGGTAGTATTCAACCTATTGCAGCAGAAATTCGTCAGGACCCATACATCCTGAGAGCTGTACAGCGTGGCAGAATCGCATTCATCAATGAAGAAGTTGCCATGGAAAAGATCTCAACTCTTGTGGATGAGAGCGATGCTAGTGAAAGCCACCTGGATCGACTCCGTGAGAGCCTGTCTGCTGGTGCTAGCGACAATAATGGCATGTACAAGATTGATCTTCCAGATGAGGCAGAGCCCAAGGGCCCAAGCCAGAGCTGGGAGCAAGTTTGGAATAATAGCACTAGTAACCCAAAGCCTAAACCGACCAAGTAGATAGTAGGGCTGTTGCTCTACTGTTAATAAGGAGCACATATGAGCAACAACACAGAAAAAGCAGCAGCCCCCGTAGAGGAAACTTTTGTTGCTGACAGTGAGCCACTGAAGGCCGTAATCCCTAGCGGCACTGTGCTCAGCGGTACCACATACTCCAATGAGCCCTGGTTCAACGTATGGCTGCCACAGACATTCGCAGGAGCTGTAAGTGGTGGGTATGCAAAGCCATCGCTTAGTGGTAACGGCTGGGCTGGGCAGAACAACACTGGATTTGTATTCCAGAATGACCAGTACAACACAACCAACAGAGGCTTCTAGAGTTCTGTGCGCTCACTACCCAGGAAATCTTTTAAAAGAATAGGTGACATATAATGCCAATAACCCCAAATGTTTCTCAGGAGCAGGCAAACAAGCAGGCACTACGTGCACAAACGCGTGCTGGTGTTACTCCTGCCAACCCAAACCCACCAGTTGACGAGGCAATCCTTGTTAATGCTTTCTCTCAGGCCAGTGGTATTCTGCGTCTGACGGGCGTTCTGAGTGGTAGTACATTCACAATAAGTGGTCCCGGTGGTAACAGTGCAACTATCACCGGTAGTACTGCCAAGGTAAGCGACCTGGTCACTGCTCTTGGTAACGGCCCTCTCAGCTCCACTAGCTTTGTTGTTAACGCTGGCCCTGCTCAGCTTCTCAAGGGTAACACCGGTGCAGCTAATGGTGGCGCTGTTGTTGACATCATTGTCCCCAGTGGTTCTGTTCTAACGGTTATCTCTGTTAGTGGAACTGCACCATCGCTGTCAGCTGTAACTCTTACTGGGTCTCTTGCTACAAGCTACCCCAGCTACGTTGGTACGCCTAACGCTACTCCAAACTGGACAGACGATGTAACCGTCCACTACTACCCCGTTGGCTTTGGTGGAATGATTTCCAACAGCACCATCCTTACCGGTGGCACCACGATCACAACCACTGGCACGCTCACACAGCAGCAGCAGGTTCGTCAGATCAGCACTCAGGTTAGTGAGACTCAAGAGTATGATGGATACTTTGCCACCTACAGTGGTAACCTATACCAGACAGCACAGAAGAGAACCTGGCGCCAGCAGAGCTAATGAACGAAATCATTGCGAACGTAAGTGTCGTATCAATACAAATAATAAGAAGCGACGGTACTCAGGAGTTCCTGGGTGCCGTTACTTCGTCAAAGGAAGATGATGATAACCACAGCCTTGACCAGTCAGGTGAGAAGTAGCCTGGCTGCAGTTATAGTTGGAAGCGGGTACGCAGCAGCTCAACCCAGATACATGCAGTGGGGTACTGGGACAGCACAGGCACTGGGAACTGATGAAACCATCAGTGAACCGTCTGGCAACAGAGTGGCCGTTTCTGGAAAGTTTGAAACAACTCTCACACAGAATGATACGCTGGTTTTAACAGCAGCTCTTACCAGCTCTGGACCACAGGTTATCACCAACCTGGGTTTGTTCAGCAGTGGAACCAGCTCGGCAGATACTGTTCTAACAGCACAGCTTAATCCTGGCAGTACAACAGTTAGTGTAGCTGATGCCAGTAGTTTCCCCAACTCATACCCTTTTGATGTGCAGGTTCTGAGTGAGGTGATGACAGTGGTTTCCGGGCTGGGTAATACCTGGACGGTGCAGCGCGCAACCAATGGTAGTCCGGTCAGCGCCAATGTAATACCAGCTGGTATTCGCGTAGTAGGTGGGAACAACACTGCTAATGGTAAGATGTTCTTGAAGTCCAGTTTTATAGATGGAGTAATGCTTAATCCTGGCGACACAATGTTGGTAAGTGCTAGTATTCAGTTTATTTAAGGTGGAAAATGCAGGTACAACTAGGCAATCAGTACCCAAAGCTGGCCAGTCTTACCGATAGTTCACCAATAGTAACTTATATAAATATTCCTGATAGCTATACTGTAACAAGCGCAAACGCAACAGATATTGCTTCAAAGTTTTCTAGTGATCCAGATATAACCAAACTGGCAGAGCATGAAGCATTCGTTGCTGTGGTGCACAATAGTGGAGTTTGGCAAACACATGGTTATGGAAACCCAATATGGGTATGGAGCGATAACCCAATCTTGCAAAAGCAACTGCAAGATTTTTATGGTGTAGGTGATCGTCCATCTGATTATGAAAGTACTCATTATACACTGAATAAAGTCTCTGGCGGTGAACAAATATGATTGTTAATCAGGGACGTTTGATGTGGGCAAGAGGTCTATTCGGAGCTGGTATCTGGAGCTCATCTGTATCATCTAGCACACCAGTTTCATGGGGTGGGTTTGGTAGCTCTGCAACTATTAATAGCTATACTATAAATAGTATTACTACAAGTAGTGGATCACTACAAGGCAATACTCTAGTGGTATTTTCACCCAGCACAGGATCAGTAGTTTATTCAAATGTACTTGACAATCCATCCGCTAATCATAACCGATGCACTTTGTCAATAGATCAATGGTACACACCCGGAACAGATGGTACTGTACCGGGCAAAATTCCAGAGAATAGTACCAGTTATCTATTGTTTACTGGTCTATCTCCCAGCTGGTATGTAGCACTGGGTAATGGTGATATGTCAACCATCAATAACTCAACAACTAATCTACCAGGTGAAATAACCACTAGCGGGCTGAAACGCAAACCCGGTGTTGTGGCGATGTCTGCTGCACCATCGAGTGCAACAACAAGTGGTAATACTGTTATTACTATAACATCAGTATTTACAGCTGGCAATCGTGATACTCTACCAGCAATAATTAACGGCATTGGATTGTTTAATACTCTTGGCACAGCATCTGGCACAGGATATACTGGTTTGATGTTTGCTACACCGTTTAGTGTTAGTGCACAACTCAACTCAATTGGTGACCAGCTAACAGTCACAGAACAGATTACTGGACCTTAATATCATGGCATTAATAATACCTGAATCACAGAGTTCACCAACATGGCCAGCTCAGGCTGTTCTTGATAATACTGATCTTAACTCACTATATCTGCTCGGCCAGGCGACTGGTGTTATCAGTGGATTTGTACTATCTGGCAGCCTTAGCAACCCTAGCAGCACAATTATTAGTGGCAACATAACATCTGGAACTTATACTATTAGTGGTACATATACTAGTGTATCATCATCTAATTTCATAACATTGCCTGCTAGCACAGGTGACCGAAGAGATATAGTAGTGGCAAGTGGTACAACTATATCAGTAATAAAAGGCAATGCCATCACTATCGCTGGCTGGAATAACTCTAGCCTTGTAGATCCTCCTGTCAAGCCAGCTGTACCATCAGGGTGCATGCTTATTGCTGAGGTATACATACCTGGTACTTCAGTATTTACTGCACTAGATAATAGTTGGTATATAGACAAAACAGCTATATTTGTTCCAATTCCTGGCCCGCAAGGTGTCCAGGGCAACCAAGGAGTACAGGGCAACCAAGGAGTACAAGGCAACCAAGGATCTCTTGGTTCACAGGGAACACAGGGATACCAAGGGCTATCCGGCACTCAAGGATCGCAAGGCGCTAATGGATTACAAGGCAATCAAGGCCAACAGGGTTTGCAGGGATATCAGGGTTTGCAGGGATATCAGGGCAATCAAGGCCAACAGGGTTTGCAGGGATATCAGGGCAATCAGGGTTTACAAGGGTACCAGGGCTTACAAGGTGCTATAGGTCTCCAAGGCTATCAAGGCTATCAAGGTCCACAAGGCTCGCAAGGTTACCAAGGCAACCAGGGATATCAAGGGTATCAATCCAGTGTGCAAGGACCACAAGGTTACCAAGGCTATCAAGGATTTTTGGGAGCTCAGGGTCTACAGGGCTTCCAAGGAGTAGTAACGGGTAGTACTCCGCCTAGTGATGTAGGTATCCTATTTTTAGACACTACTGCTAGTGGCTATGGCACACAGGGGCCACAAGGTTTTCAGGGCTATCAGGGATTTCAAGGTAGTCAGGGCTACCAATCAGGTGTACAGGGATATCAGGGTTACCAAGGCTACCAGGGCAATCAAGGTTTCCAAGGTGTCATAGGTAATACTGGAGCACAAGGCTATCAAGGCTACCAAGGCTACCAAGGAAACCAAGGTTTCCAGGGTTATCAAGGATCACAAGGTTTCCAAGGTTTCCAAGGAACTGTACAGATAGCTAACACTACCGTTACATCTGGAACTACTAACTACATAGCATCTTCTTCCGATAATGGCAAGATGATATTGATTTCTGGTGCGAGCCCAAACTTAATATTACCATCAGGAGGATTGCCAGCTCCTTGGTTTGCCACATATGTTAATATTGGTACTGGCCAAATGATAGTTGGAAAATCTGGTACAGATTCAACTACTCAACTTAATAGATCATCTAGTTCATACTTTCCAACCGCTGCTCAACCATTTTTTGTATGGTCAGACGGTACACAGTATTTTTGTAACCCCGGTCTAACTGCTCAAGCATACACTTTTGCATTAGCTGGACCAAACATAACACTTACGGGGACCAGTGGATCACTCCCCACCAACAGTAAAGTGGTTTACAACGGTAATGCAAACGCAAACTTTACTATTCCCTATAGTACAAATCAAAATACCGGACAGCCACAATACCTTACAAACGCTTCTAACTATAGTATTACCATTGCTCCAGTATCAGGAACTCTATATGTTGGTACAAATGCAATTAGCGGTTCATCGTCGTACACTCTAGGCCCTGGCACTTCAATGATGTATAGTGCCACTAGCAATACTACCCTTTACGCAATTGATATTGGAGGCACTTCTCAAGTAGCTGGCCCCGTACTTACAGTAACTGGTACGGCATATACTGCACAGACTTCTGACAATGGTAGAACTATACAATTTACCAATACTGGTACATCTAGTTATACCCTACCTTCAGGTGGTATGACACCACCATGGTTTGTAACTGCAGTAGCAATTAGTGGTAATGCACAGTTCTATACTGCTCCAGCAAGTGGTGCAACCCTTAATGGGTTATCTAACTCTACTCAATTTGGCCTATACTCTACTGTTGGTAAACCAATGTTTATCTGGTCAGATGGCTCCAATTACTATGCCAATCTTGGTATGAGTCAAAATGCCTATGCCAAAGCCTATAATGAATCAACAACACAGATTTTTACTGGGTCTAGTGGGCAAATGAACTTCGGTTCTAGAGTGGTCTATAGTGGTACCGGTAATAGTACAATTACACTACCACAATATGGTGGTAACTTTCCACTAGCAAATACACTTATAAATGTTTCAGCTACTGGCGTAGTCACCATAGGCATTAACCCAAGCCAGACACTTTATGCCGGTACAGCTTCTTATGTTAGTGGTACTGGCCCTGTTTTTACAGTACCACCTGGTGGATCTTACAACTTCCAAAGTCAAGCAAGTAACACTATCTATGCTTATGCTGCCAGCCCTCAGACAATAACCGGTGACCTAACTGTTAACTCTATTGGAGCAGCAACTGTTGTAAGTTCAAGTGGTAACTTTACAGTTGGCAGTGGACTAACCGTTAGCGGTACTAGTACTCATATTGGGGCAGCAACATTTAGCGGAACAGTGAGTATTAGTGGTAATGCTGTGCTGACTAGTGGATATGGTGCAGGTGGAGACCTAACTGGAACTTACCCCAGTCCGACTCTCGCTGCAGCTGGCACTTCAGGTACTTATGGTAGTGCATCCCTAGTTCCAATTATTACTACAGATACAAAGGGTCGCGTAACCTCTGTTAGTACTGCCGCACCACTAGATGCCACCAAGTTGCCAACATCTGGTGGCACCATAAATGGTAACCTAGTAGTTGCTAGTGGTCTAACAGTTAGTGGTACCAGCACTTTAAACACTACTATAGTTACTGGAACTTTAACAGCTAGTGGGACAACTGTACTTCCAAATACCACAGTTACGGGTTCATTAACTGTATCGGGAGCCACAACTGTTAGTGGTTTTACTAATACTGGTAATGAAACAATATCTGGCACAATATCTGCACCTAACTCATCACTTAGTAACGTACAGATATTTACTGTAACTGGAACCAACACCTGGACAAAGCCAACTAACTTTACTCCTACCAACCTTAGAGTTATTTGTGTAGGTGGAGGCGGTGGTGGAGGGAGTGGTGCAAAAGCAGGTAGCAATGCTGGAGGCGGGGGCGGAGGCGGCAGCGCTGCTGTAGCAGAAGCATCATTTAGTTACGCTAGCGATTTGGGTAGCCCTAGCTCTATAACACTTACCGTTGGTAGTGGTGGATCTGGTGGTGCCGCAGTATCAGCTTCCGGAACTCAGGGGAATAATGGTGGAAATGGTGGCGCTAGCTATTTTGGTAGTGCTACTGCTAGCGGATCTTACCTGTATGCAGCACCTGGGTTAGGTGGATCTGGTGGAGCAACTACTGGAGCAGGCGGTGGTGGTAACTATGGCTCTGGTCAATGGATAGGTGCCTATGGAGGTACTGGTGGTACTGGTACTGGTGGTACTGGTACTGGTTATACTGGAAATAATGGAACATACAACGGCGGCGGCGGCGGTGGTGGTGGCAATGGCAATGGTGGCGCTGGTGGGATACCAATCATACAGTCACAGCTAACTCCAGCTGCTGGTGATTCTAATACTGGTGGCGGTGGCGTTGGTGGAGCAGGGCAAGCATCTACTGGATCGTCAACTTATGGCTACATAACCGGTGGTGGCGGTGGTGGAAGAGGAGTTGGAGGTGGGTACCTACCTGGTTCTGGTGGAAAAGGCGGTATAGGGTCTGGCGGTGGCGGTGGTGGTGCGCAGACTGGTTCTCAAAGCTCTGGTTCAGGATCTAACTCTGGAACTGGTGGGAATGGCGGTAATGGAATAGTGATAGTGATAGCGACATGACACAACTCAAATACTTTCAACCCACAGGAAATAGTCCTTTTACTGTGCTATCGGTTAGTGGAAATACAGTTACTATCGCCACGGTAAATACTAGCACTATAACTGCTGGCATGTCTGTGGCTAACACTGGACTAGGTATCAATACTACCGTCAATTCCATAGTAGATACTAGTCGATTTACTGTAGCCAACTCTACGGGTATAACCAACGGTACAGTTCTCAACATCGGTACTTGGGTCAGTGCTGTAGTGGGAGCCCAGGGTTATCAAGGCGCTGCTGGTAGCCCCGGTGGAGCTCAAGGTGCCCAGGGAAATCAGGGCGGACTATCAATATTAGGGACTTCTACTCTAGCTCCAGGCAGCAATGCCACTGTAGTAGATAGTGGCACAGCCGGTAACTCTTTACTCTACTTTGGCATCCCAAGAGGATACCAAGGTTACCAGGGGTACCAGGGGAACCAGGGTTATCAGAGTAGTGTTCAAGGACCACAAGGGTTCCAGGGTTACCAGGGAGCACAGGGCAATCAAGGCTACCAGAGTAGTATTCAAGGTCCCCAAGGATATCAGGGTAGTCAAGGTTACCAAGGTCCCCAGGGCAACCAAGGAATACAAGGCAGTCAGGGTCTACAAGGAACACAAGGATACCAAGGCTATCAGGGTACTCAAGGCTACCAAGGAGTTCAGGGGTATCAGGGGCTGCAAGGAGCACAAGGATACCAAGGCAATCAAGGTAACCAAGGGTATCAATCAGGAGTGCAAGGATACCAGGGTTTTCAAGGTACACAAGGTTATCAAGGATCCCAGGGGACTCAAGGCTTTCAAGGCACGCAAGGTGGTATAGTACCAGCGACCAGTGCTAATAGCCCAGCAGCTAGTGCAACAGTTGGAACATCATCATCTGTTATATTGAATTCCAACGCAGCTAGAAAACAATTCTGGGTTACCAATACTTCAACAACAAGCATAGTTTATCTAGCACTATCTAATAGCGGGGCTACACTAAATTCTGGAATCGCTCTTTACCCAGGACAACAATTTAGTACGATATTCTATTCTGGTGATGTATCCGCTATCAGTACAGCAAGCGATACAATAGTAGCAATAACGGAGATCTAAATGGGTGCCATATCTGCTGCAGTAAGTGCATCAGGTTTGTCTGTAGTGGTGTCAGCGAATACCAACAGAAAGCAGCTATGGTTGCAAAATATGAGCACAGAGGGACAAATTATATATTTGAAATATGGAACCATCGGTTCCCCATCTCAAGCCGTTATTGGGCAAGGTTTCCGAATCAATCCTAATGGTGGTAATTTCTATACAACTGCTACTGGTTGGATAACTGCAACTTGTATCGGTGGAGGGCATAGCGGTACAGATAGTGGTTTGTTGATAGGCTGGGAATTATGACACTCCAAGCTATAACATATACTGGAGCTGTTCTCGATTCTAGTGTTGACGGCAATCTAAATGATACAAGCTATAACCTGTTTGGACACTGGGCAATGAATGAAACTAGCGGAACAGTACTGAATGGGTTGAATGCATATGGAGTAACCAGCTCATCATTGCAAGGAACATACAGGAGTGGATCCACACTTGGACAGCCTTCCATAATGCCCGGGTTATCAGATACATCTGTATACTCGAATGGTGACACCAGTGTTGGTGGTTCTTATATAAATAATAATAGTGATATTAACAATTTTACTAATAATGAAACTTTTGTTTTTAATGCGTGGGTACAGCCGAATCAAACTCCTCAACCGTATTTTTTCAAAGGAGCAACAGCAACTGTATCTGGTAGCACTATGAGTTTGACCTCATCTAGCGCCTCCACTATAAGCGGATATATGAAAACATATATTGATGGTTATAATTCTGGCACTAACAATTATTTTATTCAAGTGGTAGGTAGTGGTATACCAGCTGGCACTACGGTTTCTACAGTATCTTATTCTGGTACAAAATTAAATATCACTTTAAATAAATCATCAACAGTATCTGGTAGTTATAATATTACTAACGGTGTTGACATATCAGTCGCTGATACATCACAATCATTTGGATATATCACCTGGAAGCCTAATGACTTTTCATTCACAGCTGATGCACAGATCGGTGGATTACGACTTGGTTCTTTTACTAGCACCATATCAGGTTATTCTCCTTCTGATGCATTGAGTTGGGGTGATCCTTACATGCTCACTTGCCAAATAAATTCAAGGGTTGGTGTAGCAGATTTTTATTTTTGGGTTAACAGTGTGTACCTAGGCACAACTAGTGTTTCTGGGACTATTCGTGCAACTACTTCTTCTAATATTTATTTTGGAGTTTCTCCAGTACCACAAAATAAATATGGTAGCAGAGCATTATATACTAATAACATGCAGCATGTTACATTCTCTAATACCAGATCATTAGCAACCTGGGCATTACAAAATCTGTATGTGATAGGAACTCAAGGCACGCTGTACTATGATCCAAGCATACCAAATGGTTATAATTACCGCTATCCAGCTGTAGTCAGTGGGTCAACGTATGTAAAGATGCCTGCGAGTGTGAATGTATATCCCTGGGAAACAACAATTGCTCCTGCTAACCCTAGCCGTAAAAGTATTACTCTAGTCAATGATAGCCCTGGTTATATAATGATAGGATTATGCTATACAGATTATACCACTACGAATACCAGTTCTAGCCCGCTATCTTTGAATCGACCTGACTATTCCAATGGAATGACACCACCCAGCTACAAACGGCCTGGCATAGTCTTGCAACCACGTGGTGGAACTTGGTCAAGCGATTACTACCAAGGCCCAATTTCAGCAGTATCTGATCTATATTCCGGGTACTATAACCTAACAGCGATAGAGGACGTGTAACATGCTAATGACCGGAACGCTCGTTGGCAATACAGTCACCCTAACATCAGGCACGCTTTCTCAGTGGGTACAGAATCTTAATACCGACCAGATGACAATGGTTCAAGTGGCTGGTTATGACTCTAACAATAATCAAATAATAGGAAGTACAAAAAACCCATACCCTGGCGATCCAACATATACAATTACTGGGACAAACTATTACAATTCACCGAATGCATTCATTACATCGATCAATAGCTCTACAGAGTTCAATGTCAGCGGTTCATGGACAGGTACATCGGGTATAAAAATAATCATTTCTGCACCTTTGTATGATCTTTATGGCGTCGTTGGTAGAAGCAGTTCTCCTGTATCTGGGCCGCCATATCCATCGACACAAAACCCAAACTGGTATAATTCAGACGGTCAGCCTCCATACTTTTTATTGATAGCTACTATAACAGATATCAATGCTAGCCCACCATATACCACTTTCAATATACAAACTGACCTTACTTCTACACAGAGAGGAATGTGGGTAGGTAACTACATATCTGGCGGATCAAGCCTGACTGGTGGCGTTGTCATACCTGTTGGTTCTAAGATCATTGCGACAAACAATTTTGGACCTACCAGTAGTAACCCTACATTCACTATTGATCATCAATGTTTACAAAGCAATGGTACACAGGCTACAGTTGGAACAACTATATTTAATGTATACAGTCATAGTACTGGAGCAGGTTTTAATGGTGCTGACCAGGGGAGATCAGTTGATCTAGGGCCAATGGGAATTTCTGGAACCAGTCTAACACTATGGGCTGACACTGTGTGGACAAAGTACCCGCGACAAAATCGTTATGGATCTAACGCACCATATCTGGTGCACTGTACTGGGCTGTTGCAGACTGGTAGCTATGACGTAACCAATGCTTCTTATAATTTTATATCTGGTAGGCAAGATACTGCTAACCCTAGGGGTTTTGTGCCACCATATTGGCCTGCAACTACACAAGGAACATATGGCCCATACTATACGGCTGGTGATTCTTTGATAATTGGAGGATCTGCATTATTTATGTACTCTGCTTCTGCTCAAAGATCTTTATTCGCTAGGGTAGATAATGTAATATCTTCCAGCAATCCTGCATCAGTTATCAACAGCTGTGTTACGACATCTGGTAGTAGGAAAGTGACTGTAACCGGCTTTGGTTCTGCAATATTTCAGCATGCTAGAATTAGTGGCACAGGCATACCATATGGTGCGTGTGTGGATACAATACCTACTGGTAATACTTTCTATATGAATCTGCCAGCTACAGCTACTGCTACAAGTTCTTTAAGTTTCTATACTAATAATCTTAACACTAATACTGACACTTGGGTATATACAGAAATAGATCATCCATGGGCAGAAGGTTTGCAGCGTGTTAACGCTAACCAGGCAGGATTCTATAGCAATCCGAATGTTAAATGGACTGTTAGTGGTGTAAACGTATGCGGTGATGGATATATATATACCATTGGTTCAGCTATAAGGTTCCCTTACCAGGATCTATTCACTAATAACCCGTTCGGCAACGCGGAGCGCTGGCTGGGTTCTACTGCTCCAACCTGGAATGGCAGCCCAGCGCCTTCTTATGTTGTAGATGATGGTTCTGGTATAATACCACCTGCTAATACTTCTGGCTGGGTGCGACAGGATTTCATACAAAACGATGAGCACCTTTTGGGTTTGGTGCAGCAGAATGCACCTGGCGTTGTTATAACCAATTTTCATCAAAGATCTGACGGTACTTATCTGGGTATTGGTATAGCACAGGTAATTATTGATAGGGCCTACACTGAGCGTTGTATCAGACTTTATACCTCAAACAACCTAACTGGACCTTGGGATACCAGATATGCAACTTTCGCATTCAATAATATAACATATTATAACAGCGATTTGCATGGACCATATGCTACTACAAGCATGTGGATGTATGCTCCTTTCTTTCATCCAGATATAGCCTGGCCAGGGCAAGGGCAAGATGATTTTGCTATAAGCTATACAAACTTTTCTGACAATCCTGCAGCAACTGGTCAGTCAGCAGGTTGGGCTAACCCACAAAAATATTGGACGAATATGTGGATTGTGAGTGGTCTATGAGTGAGAACAGAAGAACTCGTGATTATTTGATCAATAATAGACCGATACCACCTCAAGTAGGCCTCACAGCTTTAGGATCATTTAAACTTGGTGGTCAAAGATTCTCTATGGTTGACATTGATTCTGCAAGCAGATCAATAATAATTTCTTTGAAAATTAGTTCAAGTAATCCAACAAAAACAATGCGGAATTTATCAGATCCGATAGGTGGGTTCACTGTAGAAGATAATGTTGATACTATTGGCAATATAACCAATGAGTTTGATCAACCAGCAGCTGATTACGTAATAGAACAAATAACTGATTCGCAAGAGCGGTCAGAACCAGAGATGACCGTGCCAGAGGATTATGCCGAGCCAGATCGTCCTGCTGGTGGGGATACTGTCCCAACCTGAATGTAAAACCCCGTTGCTTTTACACTAGGTAATACAGACCAAACAGGAGAAAACAATGACTGACGCAAGATATGATATCGTACAAAATGGCAAGTGGTTCTTGGCCAACAAGGCTCACTTCAACTACACCGAGGGCGCAGGCCGTATGGCCTACGAGCATCTGAGCAAGCCAGTCTGGCCTGTCAACACCGACTGCAGCGGCTTCTTCACACTGTGCTACTACAGTGCAGGAGCCAATGACCCCAACGGTGCTAACTATGCTGGATGGGGATATACCGGAACTCTATTGCAGCACGGTATTCATGTTCCAGCTGCCCAGGCCATGCCGGGTGACGCAGTGGTGTATGGCCCTGGAACTGGTGAGCACGTGGCTCTGGTTGTATCTAACACTAATGGTGACATCCTTACCATCAGCAACGGTCAGCAGGGTGACCCCAGCTACACCTGGGTAAACCACCCTGTCCATGCCCCTCAGCAGGGCTATGCAATCGATGGCCGTCAGCCACAGACTTTCCTGCGTTTCAACACAACAAAAGTACGTCCAGCCTGGAAGCTAGCCTAGGATAAAGCATGGCATCTCGTTATCGCGGTAATTTTCTATACGGTACACTGAGTGGTTTCAACACCTCTCAGACTACCTTTACCGGTACAGGTTTTCCTACAAACCTAACCACTGGCACTTACCTGCCCATCATCATTAATCCTGGTTATAATGGTGCTACTGCTAGTAGCGAGATCGTTTATGTTACAGGAATCACTGGCGCTGGAACCGTTATAACGGTAAGCGGTCGTGGCTTTGAAGGAACTACTGCTACCAGTGGTAGTACAGGTGACCAATGGGTATCTGGTCCACTGGCCAGTGATTTTGGCATCAGCAACCAGATCGCCAACGGCGATTTCCCAACTCCAGCATCTGGTCAGCTATTGGTAGCTACTAGTGCTAGCGGCGTAACGTTCACAAACTCTGGATTGACTATAAGTGGTAGTACTATCAAAAACAGTACAATTGGTTCTGGGAATGTAGTATCACCGTCTGCTATCACTAGTGGAACATTAGGCCAAATCATGGTAACCACTAATAGTGGGGCTGGTTGGGTATCTATAAATAATAACTATGCCGGCCCTGGTGGTGCATCGACTACTACTTTTGCTGGTACTAACGGTGGAACTGCTATAAGTATAGCAGTTAGTGGAAATAATTTCTATCAGGTATATACAAGATGCAATTTATATTCTGCAAGTTCATTTGCAGTCATAGCTGGTCTTACTATATACGCTAGTATATCAACGTATTTTGGAGGCACGCTATTCCCTCTTGGCCCTTCATCTGTTGGACAAATTCAGGCGTCTGGTGTTGCTAACGGTCAGAGTTATGAGTTTAGTAATTTTGCTACGCTATCAATGCCTGCTTATAGTTCTAGCAGTTCTACTGTTGTTAACTTTTATTGCATTGTTGATGTAGAAGATAGCTCTGGTAGGCCTATAGGCTACAGCCGTGGAATAGTCAATGTAACAGGCATAGGTTAATGAGAGTACGCCCTTTCCCACAATATGCAGTAGAACCCGTTGGAATAATGACTTATTCCAATGGCGTGCTAACTGACCCTGATCTGATAACGGTGAGCGGCAATACTTTCCCTGATGTAAGTGTGAGCATAACCAGCACTGATGGCAGCATAACAATAGTACCATCGGGCACATATGCCACCCAAGAGAGCACAGGAACTTTCCAGTACATGCTGGACAGCTCACAGACTGCTATCCAGGGTAACTATAATGTCAACTGGCAGTACACGGTGAATGGTAGTGCCAGGCAGTACACTGACCAGCTGGTAATAACAGACCAGATGCCCTACTGGAGCAATCTGAGTTATGATGAGCGTCAGCTGGCAGCAGGAATAGTGCACCGACTGGACAAGAGCTTTGACAGCACCAGTGGTGGTCCTTACCTGCAGGAGATGCAGCAGAGTGGTTTCTTGATGTACGAAGAAGTTGCCATGGTTATGAGTACTGAAGCTATTGACTATATTAACTTTGAATTCCAGCCGGTATTCAGTCCTGCTTATGAGATTGGTGCTAGTGCAGCAGTAATTTTCCCCAGCAACTGGTACGGTGTTCTGGCAAGCCAGACCTACGCTCACTTCCTCAAACACATTGCTCGTAACTACATCGAGCAGCCAACACCCAACGGTATGAACGCTGCCTGGATGGACCGCCGTGACTACTATCAGCGATGGTGGCAGCTGTATCTGTTCGACAAGGAAATCGCTGACAAGCAGCTACGACAGATGAAGCGTAGCTTCATGGTAGGGAGCAAGCGCAGTCTGCTGGTCGCCGGTGGACTTATCCCCAGAATGTTTGTGAACCCTGCACGACCTCACTTCCAATACGCTAGCGCCAACATGGGTGGCGTATAAAAAATGTCTGGTATTGACCCCGCTCCGCTACCACTAGTGCAAGAGGGAGATCTTTACTACCAGAAAGAAAGTCCATTGCTAGTAGTAAAGCAGCGGGACATCTGGGCAGAGATCGACCAGCAGCGCTTCCATGATGAAGCCTTACAATGGTACGGTGAGCAGATTATTGTCAGGCAGCTCTGGCGTGCAGAAGATGCTGCACTGGGGCTAGTAGGTTACTGCCAGCAGTGTCAGGATAGTGTTGATCCTACCAACCCTAATGCTTCTGTGCAGTCTCGTGTTAGCAATGTGTACAAGCAGTCAGGCAATAGCTTTTGCCCAAATTGTTATGGAACAACATTCAATGGGGGCTTCAAGCCAACCTGTTATCACCTGTACATGCTAGCCGCTGATACCCCACAGATCCGTGCCAACATCAGTACCGGTCAGTTCTGGAGAGACAACCCAACCATACAGATGTCCTGGTTCCCAGAGATCAGAGTCGGTGACCTGTTGGTAAGAGTGCTTTCCTGGGATGGTGACACACCTACTGCTACAGGAGATAGGTTCGAAGTTAGTGCAGTAAATGTGCAGACTGTAAGGACTGGTCCTGGAATCAGCTATGACACAACAAAAATAGTAAATCAGTTCACAACCATTTACAATCTGCCAATAACACATCCCTACTACAACGTGCCGATAATATGAATACACCATTGCCATCCAGTGAAACACAGATCATATCCCGTCGTGCCGTAGAGATCATCAAGACAACTGCGCCCAAAAAGACTGCAAACGCAGTAAATAAAATTGTTCCCAGCTGGCAGGACGGTGTGGTTGACATTGTTGTACCTGAGGGCGCTGAATATCTTCTCAAGTATAACTATGGTGAAGAAGAAAAGGCACTTTACTCCAACACTGATCGAGTTATTCCAATCCGTGGATCGGATGGAACTATCGCTTTCAGAAGACTAAACCGTAAAGACGTTGGTAGAGTCCCAATCGTAACTCGTGCTCCAGACGATGGTCAGCTTACTGATGGCAAGCCAATGTGGATCAAGCAGGCAACCCCTGGAGAGTTCTTTATTGAACGCGCTGTTGAACGCAGTACCATGGAATGGGAAAGAGGCCTGAAAGAAGATGACCCCATCAGGATCATCCGTCAAACCAAGGCTGCTGAGTCTATCAACATCATATTAAACGGCGGTAAGTTGATCTAATGTTTGTAACAGCCGTTAAAACAGCTATAGTCGAGGCCCTGAACGCAGGCTTTCAGCAGCTTGCCAGCTCTCCGGTCAATAACAGCCTGGACCTGGTTCCTAACAGTATAACCATTAACTACCCTTTGCAAGTCGTTCAGTGGCCAGCAATACTTGTACAGTTCCGCCCAGGAAAGGTACAATGGTCTGGTCTGCAGCCTGACGAATACACAGCTTATAATAATGGTATTGTTATAAACGGAACAACTTATCCTGCTGATACAGTGACACGCACAGGTTATTTTGAAGGCAGCATTGACCTGCAGATCATGGCCATGCACAGTGAAGAACGAGACAGGCTGTGGGATAGTATAACAAATCTTATACTAATGAATGGCGGTAGCCCTGCTAGCAGCGCATTCTATAGCAGTATATACAACAACGATCTGGTTGGAATGACGCTGCAGCCCGACACCTATACACCTTTAGGTGACAGCATTACCAGTGGCACCCCATGGAGTACAGATGATATCACATATGAAGCCAGTGTGAGAATAAACTGTATTGGTGACTTCTACACTAGTAAATATGACTACCAAGTGCCACAGATTACAGAGGTTGTTACTAGTGGCACCGCTTACGTGCCAGCTGAGTTGTTCTACAACTCAACAAAGACAACTACATCGTAAGTTTAACCAAATATCTCTCAACCAACACTGTAAAACCAGCTGTTTGTTGTACAAAGCAATGAAGGAGATTGTATGCCTATTACTAATTATCAAGTGCCAGGTGTGTATGTCACTCAGACTACATCCGCGCTTACCAGTGTTAGCCCAACCAGCCTTACAATCGCCATTGTCGCTGATCAGGCTACCCCTGGCACCCAAACAGATACATTTTACGCACCAGTACCTGTCAGTGGTATTACCCTTGGTCAGCTGAGCGTTCCTGCTGTTAACACCAGTTCAACCAGTACCTATGCCAGCTACTCTGGTTACACCCTGGCCTGGTCAAGCCCCAGTGGTACAACTGTAACAGGAACATACGGAAACAGTTTTACTATCAGCACGATCAGCGGAATTAGCTTCCTAACGACCAGTGGTATCACTGCTACTGGTTCTAACGCTATTCCAAGCGGCACGCTGAGCCTGCAGTACGGTCACTTCTGGGGAGCTTACGGAAGATACACCAGCCAGAACGCAGTAACCACTGCTATTGGTCCAGCTATTAGTGGTACTTCCATCGTGAACCCAGCAGTTCTAGCCAGTCAATTGGCCTTCCAGAATGGCGCTAGCGTTGTAAGCATTGTCCCAGTTGTCAGACTTTCTGGTACATCCACCGCCTCAGACACTGACTGGAAGAATACTTTCACTCCTGTATCCGGTGGCAGTAACCCAATATTCCTTGCCAATACACCTGCAGATGTTATTGTACCTCTTCACCCACTCACCTCGAGTGGTGCTATGACCAGTGCAACAGCTGGCACCGTCGCTAGTGGTATTGCAAATTACATCAGCACACAGACCAGCTATGGTGTCTACCAGCGAGCATTCCTGGGCATTGATGGTACTACTGCTCAGACAACTGTCAGTGGTTATCAGACTCTGGCCAATAGTTTCAGCACATCTAGAGTCAGTGTTGTCTATCCTCCAGTGGTTAACTTTAACCCTGGCCTGAACACCACTAATGGTTTGAGCAATGCCACCATCAATATCGCTGGTTACTACATGGCAGCAGCACTGGCAGGTCTATTCGTTGGTCAGCAGCCGGATGTAAGCACGCCTATTACCAACAAGCAGGTAATTGGATTCAATGACATCCCCAACCAGATCAACCTAACAGATGCACAGAGCAGCTACCTGCCGTACGGCGTCCTGGTTGTTCGCAAGAAAACAGATGGAAACTTCTGGGTTCTGCATGGTATCACCACGGATGTAAGCACCTGGCTTTCACGTGAGATCAGCATCAGTGCTATCGGTGATAGACTCACTCAGCTTATTAGAAGTGACCTTGTAAACAGCTACCTGGTAGGTGGCCCTCTTACCAAGAACACCAGTGCTGCAGTTCTTGCAACGGTTCAAGCAACACTTACCAACGCATTGAGCAATGGCCTGATTCAGGGCTACCAGAACTTGAGCTTTGCTACTAACCCAGCTACGCCTACAACAATAACTGTTAATTTCCAATACGCGCCTACGTTCCCGATTAATTACATCCAGGCTAACGTCAGTCTTAACACTCAGACTGGTCAAGTGGTTTACGGTAACGCTCAGAGCAACTTCGTAGTTTACTAGGAGAACACATGGCTAATTCAAAATTCCGTGTAGGTGGTGGGTATACAGCATTTGTATACAATGGACAACCACTGATCTATGCACAGATGATCAGTGAGGTTGGTCCACAAGCAGTCGCAGCTCCTACACCCATTCAACCTCTAGACAGTCCATACCCAATTGAGATCGCATTCCCAATTGCTCTGACTGCTGGAACTCTAGAAATAATGTTCCTGGAACAATGGAATGCTGAAGTCTGGGCACAGCTGGGCGGCAACTTTGCTACTGCCAGTGACCTTTTGGATGTATTCAAAGCACAGCTGGCCCAGGGTGAAGTAACCTGTGTAAAGGTTATTAATAAGCCAGATGGCACACAGCGTAAAATTGTTTATCAGGGTTGCGTCGTCACTGGTGTAACCATCGATGAACAGATCAGAATCGATAGTCTTACCATTCCCAAGACTATTCGTATAATGTATCGCTCAAGAAAAGAACTCCTCTAAGGAAAGGTAAATACAATGGCTGCTCGTTCATTCGTAATTCAGCTACAGCCTGGAGTCGGTCAAGCTATTCTGCCTGACCACAGAAAGATGCTCCCAGGTGTTCAGTACACAGTAGACGCAGAGACCTTTGGCAAGATCAGCCTGGGTGCACGTCAGAATGTAATCAAGGTTGTTAGTGTTAACCTGGATGACAGCAACACCGGCAACGTTACCGCTTCCAGTGGTTCGTTCGTTCTTGCTCAGGCATCTAACGGTCTTAACCTGCAGGCTGCTGGAAGCGGGATCAGCTTCAACAACATCCTTACTCAGGTAAGCCCTAACTTAACCAGCTTCAGCAT